TTATCATTGGCACGGCGTATAGTTACTGCTAAAAATTCTTCAACTGAATTTCAATGTTGTCATTGACAATAACAATTTTAGATATTATAGTTTTAAGTATCTTATTTTTGGTTTGCTTGTCGATTTTGTCCCAAACGTCGGCAAGCTTTTTTATATTGTCATAAACAAATTCTTTTTTCTGCGTGTTCTTTGCCGCCTTGCTTTCCTCTTCAATCGCGGCGGTAATACGTTTCACTTCCTCTTCTGACTGCTTAATCAACTCAATTACAGTGTCATTGCCCTCGGCATAAAGGATATACAGTCGTTTTAATTTGTTTTTTTCGCGGCTTAATTGTGACTGCATTATCTGTAATTTCGTTTCCTTTTCTTTTGGCTTGTATTTCGACAGATTGACGGATATTTCAAGCATCTGTTTCTCTACCTGCTTTTCGATGTCTGACGCCCACTGCGGTTTGCTGTCGCAATCGTGGTTATAATTTGGAAGATAATCAAGGTCTATGTTCTTTGAACAACAATATATCTTTCTTGGGGAGTCCTCTTTTTGTCCCCACTTCTGATAGCGCATCGCACAACCGCATACACCGCAATAGCACAACCCGGTTAAAAGGTTAGTAGGGTGTGCAATCCAACTCTTAGCATCGTGCCTTGACTTTCTGATCTCCTGCGCAAGTTCGTAGCGTTCAATGTCAAATATCGGTTCGTGTTTGCCTTGATACACCTTGCCTTTGTACGGTATCATTCCGATGTTTACTACACTTGTCAAGATTTTCCGCGCAACCGGTTCACCGCTGTAATGACAAATTCTAGCGATACGACCGTCAGAATACCCATTGATATACAATTCAAGTGCATTCCTTGCCGTTTCGGCGCGCTCCGGAATTGGTACTAAAATACCCAATTCTTTGTCATACGAATAGCAGAATGGCAAATTACCACCGCCCATCCAAAAACCTCTCTTGACACGTTCCAACATTCCACCGCGCATACGGAGCATCATTGTATTTCGGTCGTACTCCGCTACGGCTGCCATAACCTGAGTTTGGAATTTATCCTGCGGTGTTTCATATCTGGCGAAATCGTGAACGCTTTCTACACAAATTCCCTTTGGTGTAAAGATTTTTTCAATCATATACAGTGCATCCACGGTATCACGCGCAAGTCTGTCTAGCTTGTAGACAACAATAACGTCGATTTTAGCCATATCAGATATAAGTCTTTGAAGTTCAACACGTTTTGACATTTCCATTCCGGATAATCCGGCATCGACATAATACTCCTTGATAATCAATTGATGTTTACGGCAATATTCGTCAATGTCACGCTTTTGGCTTTCAAGCCCGTAGCCTTCCTCCGCTTGTCTTTCTGTAGAAACTCTTATATAAGCAACACATTCCATAGTTTATAATCTCCTTTCTAAAAAGAATGTGCCGCATTTATCGCATTTACGGCACATTCTACACTTAAGTTACGGTTTTGTCAACCGCCGACAGCTTCCGCGATGATTTTCAAAATCTGTTCGGGAAGAACAACATCCGCCGGCTTGACATCTTTACCGTCAATAGTAATCTTTACCATTTCTTTCTACCTCAATTTTATTAATTTTAGATTTTATGTTGTAAATCTTTCTATCAATCGTACGCCGGCAAACGTGCATCGCCATTGCTACTTCTTCAATGCTTTTGCCTTTCCCAAGTAACTTAAGAATTTCTTCTTCATCTTCTGTAAGGTTCGCGCTCTCAATAATAATGTCAAGTTCCGACTTGATAAACCTTGAGAACTTCATTCAATCTCCTATTCTGTGCGCTTTGGCAGTTCCACCGTGTTCTCGCGCTTTTCATAATTGATACAAGGCTCGCTGCTCTCCTTGCCCTGGCACATCAAAAAGTGCGTACACGATATACATTCACGGTCTTTCATTTTAATCTCCTTCATACGGTTCAATTGTGCAGCTTTCTATTGCAAGCGGCATTCTCCACCTTGTTTCTTTGGTCTGCACGAATACGCCGGTAATATATCTTCTCTGCCACTGATTGATGTAATCCTCAATGCTTTCAAGTGTGGCTATAACCATTTCTCCGTTAAGTACCTTTGGGCGGAGGATGTATCTCTTGCCTACCGTGAATTCCACACCTTTGTCGTTCGTGTAAGTATCAATCCATTTCTTCATTTATCTCACTTCCTTCCTAGGGTCTTACGCCCTTTAAAATACATCTTCGTGTTCTATCCCATTCTGTAAATAATGGGTCGGGTGCTGTTTCGCCATTCTCGGTAGCCATTATTCCGTACCTTTCGTGAATTAAGGTTCCGTAATTAGAGCAATTGTAAAATGCGTTCATACTTATTCCTAACCGGTCAGTTATCTCTTTTGATGTAAATGCGCCGACATAATCCGCACCGTCAAATAAGTCATACAGTCTTAACTTAGGCATTAGCTGTCCTCCTTGGAAAGTAATTGTTTTTCAAGTTCATCAAAGTTATAGTTTCGCTGCTTAAAGCTGTTAAAACGGTTATTAGAGGGTTTTGCCCTCGGCTTGGTACTTGTAGGCTTTTCGTTCAAATAGCTTTCAAATTTAACGCCGAACAATGTTTCCGGACGTAAATACTTCTGTCGCTCCGTGTCTTTCCAATCGGCTACTTTGTTATCAATAACTTTCTTGAAGTCATCTACTGTATAACTCGGATTTTCGTTGAAACGTGACTTGATCAGCCTTTTAGTCGATACCGTTGACGGTAAAAACTTTGTGCCGGCTCTCTCATTAAGATATGCTATAATCTCCGTGTAAGGAATGGGCGCGTCTTCGCTCTCTGCTGCAGGGATATTATTACTAATCTTATCTTCTCTGATCTTATCTAATCTCGGTTGCGGTTCTGTATCATTTTGTTTACAAACTGTATCGGGTTTGGCTACAATCTGTTTACAATCCGTTACAATGCGGTTTTTCTCGGTATATGAGCCATTTTCCTTGACCGTAAGAGTAGATAACTCTTCAGAGTATGTACTTGGATGATACCGGTCTTTTGGGATTGTGTTGTGCATCTTCCAGTGCTTTATCACGATTACGTTTGAGTTATCGAATGTAAGGATGTAGCGTTTATCCTTTAACATCTGCATATCTTCTTTGGATGCCTGACACGCCCTTGCTACGGTATTAGGGTTATCTACGATACCGTCATCATCAGCTTCCATACAAAGCTGAAAGAACAGCCCTTGTGTGCTTAAAGGCATATCCCGAAATGCATCAGAACTGATTAGTTTCTTTGAAAACATTCTCTTGTCAGCCATTAATTCAAGTCCTCCTACTATTTATATAGGATGCAATTCTTGATTAAATTCTTCCTAGCATCCTTGGCTCTCTGCGAATTTGCTTTATCGACATTCATCTGATAATGCCGTTCACATAGTTTGTAACCGGGTTTGCGCGGTTCATCGCAAAAGAAACATAAGCCGTTCTTTTCACGATACTCACGCTTTGATACTTTGTTGACCTCTTTGGCAAGTTTACGCCCTCTGTTTTTCGCCCGGCATACTCCGCAAGTCGTATCACCGCTGTCTGCTTTGCGTTTCCGGCATCTTGTGCAAATCCCATTAGCCTTATCCTCTTCGTATTTCATCTGCGCCCATATACGGTGCTGTTCGGTGTATTTAGCGCGACTTTCTTCGCTTGCATTTGCATTGCGCCTACTCATCTGGTATGTATATTCTTTTGCCAAACATTCCGGACACATACTTTCATCTGGCCCGATGTCAACTTGTTTACACACTGGGCAGATACCGTATTTCTTGTAGTATTTTCTGTCGTACCGTTCTCTCTCGTTCTTCTTAGCCGAGCATTCGGCACATCTGTATTTCTCTGACGGTTTACCGCAATCGGTACATTTACCGTTTAATCTTATGTATGACTTGCTATCCTTTGTAGTCTGTGTGTCATCACTCACAAGCTACATTCCTTTCTTTGCCTATATAGCAATTCTAAGCTGCTTTTCGCTCGTATCTATAACAATGTTCTTAGTGCGTTCTCCTACGGCTAAATATGAGCAATTAGCCTTGACTAAAGCTTGTGCCATAACCGGAACAACACTATTGCCTATTCTGGCGACCTGTTCTTTCAACGGGTACGGTTTCCAATCAATATCACGGTCAATGATATAATCCTCTGGAAATCCTTGCATAATCTTTAATTCTGACGGTTTAAGCATCCTAAGAAAAATATCGTTGATAACATACTGCTCGCCGTTAATGGAAACAGATACTAGTCCAAATCTGTCTTTTGTTGTGATTGTGTCAAGCGGCCTATCAATTGTTTGGCCGGTTCCTCCGCCGTAGTACTTAATCAGAAACGCACATACCAAGCCAAAGTGCCCTGGAGATGTCGTAATAGTATGAAGAGGTTCGTTAAGGCCTTGGCCTACACCGGTTTTGTAAAACTTTGTCACAAAAGCACTTATCAATCCGTATCTATTACTTGTATCTATTGTTTTAATCGGTTCGGTCAACAACTGCCCTCTTGCATCACCTGCTTTCTGTTCTCCGTGATATTGAATTAAAAATGAAAAAGCATCCTTGCTTTCAACAAAATACGGCCTTTCAGAATTAAACACATATTTTTTTAATCCATTGCCGATACGGTTCATAGTCGCTTCTGCAAGCGGTTTCTTTCTGCCAAATATTGACTTTCCAAGGTCTGACCAATCTATGTAATCGCCACACTCTTTCCATTTCGGGAGGTGTCCGCCGACCTTGCTATGTGTCTGAACCGGCCAAGAAATAGGTTTCCCATCTTTCCGGAAGATTGCATACCACCGTTTTCGTGTCGTTGGTGCTCCATAATCGGCGGCAACTAATTCTCTACAGTCAAAGACATATCCCAGTGAAATCATAGCGCCGATAAACTTTTTGTAATCTTCTCCGGCTCTGCTTTTGATAGGGTGGCCGCTCTCATCTAAAGGCCCCCATTCTTGTATTTCTTCAACATTTTCCATAATTATAACGTCTGGCGTTATTTTCTTTGCGTGCTTGAATACCGCCCAAGGTAAAATACGGAGACCACTGTTTCTAGGCTGTCCGCCCTTGGCTTTGCTGTGGCTTGTGCAATCTGGCGATGCCCACATTAAGTCAACCTTTCTGCCGTTGACATAATGTTCAAGGTTGGCCTCGAAAATATCTTCTGTAAGGTGCAATGTGTTGGGGTGGTTTACCTTGTGCATTCTTATAGCTTCCGGGTCGTGATTAATCGCTATGTCAACGCTTCTGCCAAGTGCCATTTCAATACCAACCGATGCGCCACCGCCGCCGGCAAAACAATCAATAATTATTCCCACTTGCTTTTCCTCCTAATCTACGTCTATAAAATCGTTTATGTTCATCTGTTTGTCTTTCTCAAATACAAGCATTTCATTCTTTGCACGCTCGTAAAAATTTCTGTCAATCTCAAAGCCGTAGGCACTTCTGCCAAGCTCTGCCGCGGCTCTTAGTGTGCTACCGCTACCACAACAAGGGTCGATAACAACATCTCCCTCGTCTGTAAAAATCTCAATCAGCCTTTTAAGAACTGCTACCGGTTTTTGCGCCGGATGTATCTTTGGAATATTCTTACCGTCTTTATCCCAAGTGAACCAATTAAACACCATATGCCCCGTACCTCTGATGTTCTTCCCATCCTCGTCTGTCTGACAACCGTTTCTGAATTTTGGAAGCCTATCTCGATATAATACAAGTGCATATTCCGTAGCACCTACGATACGCATATTCGCTTTAAGTACCTGTGGACTGTAATTTTTACAGAATACAAGCGGTATATAATTGACAAACCCGTGCTTCTTTGCCGCGGCAATCAATGTTGACAACTGTTCAAAGGAACAAAACACAATCATGCAAGGACTGTTACTGCTTCTACCTCTTTGTAAAGGCTTTGTGTCTTCTTTCTTAAGCATTTTTGAGCAAAAATGAAAATACTCGTAAAGGTTGAAATTGAAGTCGGAATTAAACGCCGCTTTGCCGGCGAGCTTGCTTTCCCCGTTTTTATTATCCCCCCCCCCTGTACCACATAGGGTTGCTACCGTAAAAGTTATTGCCTACATTGTAAGGAACATCGGCTATGATAAGCTGTGCCGGCGGTATTGCGTATTTTTTGTAATTCTGCATAGAATCACGATATATTTCACATTTAATCTTCTTTTTATACATTCTAAATCTACCAAAAGGAAACCTCGGTTTTATGTGCGCACTCCTATTTCCTTTCTTTAAATTATATTTATTCTTTTGCTTACAACTTTGCCCGAAATAGCTAAATAATAAATCTCACTATATTTTTTCCCTGTTATATTTGCAACGTCTATAATGGGAATGTATTTTCCACCGTACAATACTCTAATAGAATTTCTTTTATTATTGTCTTGTGTGTGCTTATCAGCCCACCGGCAATTTGAAGGCTCATAATTTCCATTTGCGTTTATGCGGTCTATTGACAAGCTATCGGTATACCCATTTTCAAGTGACCATTTTTCAAAATAATCGTAGTGTTTATCCCATTCGTCACATACTGTTATGCCTCTGCCGCCATATTTGTGATAACTTCTATTATTAGGATTCCTACATCTATTCCTCATATTTTTCCATATTCTATAAAGTCTTTTACTATTTTGATTCACAACCTATTCCTTTCTTTGATTTTTAGCTATCTTTTCTTCTTTTAAAACTCTCGCAAGGTACATTGAGTAAACAGCCGCACTCATTGCACTCTCGTCCCATAAAGTATGTCTCGTACATGTATGAGTGCTCACAACTAAAACAGAAATCTTTTCCGCTATTCACTTTAAAGCTTGTTTTTTCAGTTTCTAGTTTTTCTTTAATACTCTCGTTTGCCTTTTTGAGTTCCTCAACCTTTTTTTGCAGTTCTTTGCAATCATCTAAAATCTTATTGTATTTCTTTTTACTTAAAATTTTCATTCTTCGTCCTGCCCTTTCTTACAACAATCTCGTAATCGGTATCGGGGACTTCAACAATAAGTTCCTCGCCCGACTCTGCATGTTCATAGTACGATACAAGCCATCCAAAAACGGCGCGTAAAGCATCACTTGTGACATCTTCCTTGCCTATCAGTGTATTTGGTGTTCTTCTGTCTGATTTACCGCAATAAATGCGGTTTGTCAGCGGCGATAATACAACCTTAAACATACTTATTCCTCGCTTTCTTCTTTAAGGTTCTGCAAGAAATCGTCAAAAGCTTTCTGAACCTCTCTAAGCTTTTTCTCGTTTCTCTTTCTCTGCACGTTACCGGTAATTGCCGATATTGTAGATATGCAGATTATTGTTCCGCAAATTATCGCGGTTATAACAACTGCGGTATTCATTCTGATACACCTTCTTTCTTTAGTCTGCGTATGGTTCGCACACCGTGAATTTATAGCCATTTTCTATTTCTTCAAGTGTGTAATATCCTTTAAAGTAATAATTTGCATCACTTGAATGACTACCCGTTCCATATCTGATTTCTTTGTGATACTCCGCTGACTCCGGAAGCCTTTTCTTGCAAAGTTCTGCAAAACACTTTTCAAGCACTTCTTCCTTTGACATATCTGTTTCGATTTCCCAAGCCCTAAAGAAATCGCCGTATTTCTTGTACTGACCGCTATGTGTCTGCTTTGCATTAAACATATTTGTGTCTCCTTTCACATCATCAACAATCTTAATTCTCCTACCACAAGCATTACAGTAAATGTCAAAGCCTGCTGTGTAATTAAGTCTCATTTTCCCACACTCTGTGCTATAAACCAAAAATCCATAGGGCGTATGAGCAACATCCCATTTGCACTGCTCATCTTTTTTATCATTGCTCATTCTGTCCTACCTTCTTTCAATAAATCCATAAACTTCTCATACTGTCTCTGCGATACCTTGTTATTAGCTTTATCCTCTCTAATTTCGATTTTAAGGTGCTTTTCTGCGATAGAGGATAATTCCCTTGCAAGGTTCTTTTTACCCTGCTCTATGCCGTCTCTGTAGCCTTTAGAGGGTTTGAACTCGTTTATCTTCTCTTTGCCCTCTCCCTGCCCTCCGGCAGTCTTGTTGTAACGGCACTGATAACCTTTTTGCGTGTACTTTAAAATCCAATACTGCTCCCATTTGTCTAATTCTGCTTTTGGGTAGTGCATAAAGTTCAATTTCCAACCGTAAGGGTTGTCATCACTGTAAAATCCGCGTTTCTTAATTGAGAGGTCTATATGTTGATACCCTACAAGGTGTCCGCACATTCTCTGCATAATGTGAAGTGCCTGCCCGATATAAAAATATCGGATGCCGTTTTCATCGGTTCGCGTTAAGAAGTAAATACCGCTGCCGTCATCAAGAAAGGGATTTACTTTCTTAAGGCGTTCACGGTTCTTGGCTTCAATTGCCTTGGCTCTTGCTATGTTCTGGTAACTCAATGTTCCCACCTGCCTTTACTATCTTGATTGCGTCCGCAAGTCCAACAATAGGAACGGTTCCGAGCTGTTCTGCTTCATCAGCGTCGCTATATGCTTCCAACTGCCCTACAACCTTATCTACGTCATAAGCTGTCTTTACAAGCGGTAATGCTTCCTGCCACTTGCCGTCTTTCCCTGCGACTAATAATAAATTGTCATCTCCTATGACACATCTATGTTCGCGGATGAATTTTTCAAGGTCTGCTACGTCAATCAGTCTTCCCATCGTTCGCCCTCCTGTTCCATGCTTCAATCAGCTTTTCTTCATTGTAATCTTCTTTCAACATCATCATTCTTCCACAATTCATGCATTTTACGTAAAATTCGCATAAGATAGCACTTTTTTTCTTACATGATGGACACGGTTTAAGTTCTTCGCTCATTCTTCACACCCCTTTTCTTCCAACGCATTGTATAAGCGCAAGTATATTTCAAAATCATTCGGGTTCATTTTGTCCGAAAGAAAATCCAAAAAATCCTTATTTTTTAGGCATTCCTCCACCGTGCCAATCTTGCGGTACTGCTGCACCTCTTCCAAAGCCTCGATTGCCGCATCTTCCATATCGTATATACCACAGCAACTATAGAATCTGCACTTTTCACATCTTCCAACGTTCTCCTGACAACTCTTAAATCTAGCTATTGCTTCACTCTCTGTCATCGTTACTCCTTTCCAATCTGTCGCAGCAATCTTGACATACCTTAGCTATTTTCATGGCTTCAATATGGGTAAAGGCGCAACTTTTCGCAAGCGCCGTTACCACCTCAATAATTTGCCTTGCTTCAACCGTACCTATGTTGTCGTCCAGATTAGCTTCACTTTCTGTCATATTATTCCTCGCTTTCTAATAACTCTTTATTGTCAAAGATGTTGCCGATAACTCTACATTCTATGGTATTTAGTTCTGTCTCAATCCACAAAAGTATGTCTTTATTGGCATCACATTTTGTCAATGGAATCAACCACCATCCCCAAGCATATTCTGCGTTTGGATTTCCAAATTTAATAACTGCTTTCCATTCGTAGTAATTAACTTTGTCTGTCAGAGAAAGCACATCATTTTCAAAAATCGGTGTGCCGTTATCATCCTTAAGTCCGGTGCATTGGCAGATGGTTTCCGGAATTACTTCGTGCATCACAATTATTCTTCCAATCTCATTCCTAACATTTACAACATTGCCCACAGGATGTATGTAATACTTTCCATTGGAAACAATAAGATTTCCAGTAACCCAAACATTGTTAAATTCTCCTTTTTCTTTTGGAGTTGTCTTAGCTTTATACAAATATATATCTTCCATATTCTCTCCTATTCTGCTTCTGATTGAAGCCATTGCAATATGCCATTTGTACAAGGTTTTTTCATACATAAACAACTATCCGATTCGCAGATACATTGATTGCACATAGTTTTAGTATGAATCCATTCCGCCAACTCTTCGCCTGTCATGTTCCTTATCCTGTCGGCATTGGTCTGTTTATCACTTCTCACAATTTCAAAATATGTATCAATGTAATCTAATACAATTTTTAAGTCATAAGAACTATACCCAATAAAATAATCCTTTTTATCAATCTCTCTGTACTTCAATTCATAATAATGCTTATCGACTATCTTTCGTACAATTATTTCAAGGCTATTTACCTTAATCTTATTTGTATTTGCTGTTCTGCAATCAAAATCACACTCGTTTACATCTTCAAGGAATTTACTCATTTTCCTTACCTCCCAATTCTTTTAATTTCTTAAATTAAGACCACCGCACCTAATACAATAAAACTTTTTATATCCTCTTGCATATTCAGACAAATAACCACAATGTCCGCAATATTCTCTTCCGTTACTAGCTGATATTTTTTTAGGTTCTGACACATTTTTTCTCTCGAACAACTCTCCGTGCTTGCATTCTGTACAATAATCTTCTTTATGCTTGCAGATATTACAATCAATCATTGTTGCACCTCAATTCTTTCAGTTCTTTCAGTCTTTCCTCTGCTTTGGATTTTGTGAGGAACACTGTTTTGCCAAATTCTTTGTCATAAAAACCTATATCTGCCATAGGTTCACCGACAAGCAACGCCTTTGTGTAAAATTCACTTCTGTTAGTTGCAAGATTGCCGTGATAATCAACCCTTATAACTCTGTATTCTTCTACTGTTTCAAACCCAAGAACACCAACAGCGTATATTGTATCCCCCACCTTGCAAGGTATCTTAACAAGTCTGCCCTGTTCCTCTAACTGCTGATACTCCTTTAACTGTGTGAGCCATTCTGCAAGCTGTTCGTGTTCTTTGGAGCATTTAAGACAAGCTGAAAATTTATCACATTCTGAATTGTTCTGTACACAAATACCGCTTCTTCTTTTTTGCTCATTTGCAACCTCTCTTGCGTGTGCTATTGCTTCATCAATGCTTAACATATCAATCACCATCCATTTCTGCTTCTTTCCTGCGCGCCATTGCTGACGCGCGTTAAATCAATTAATGTTCAAGTAACACATAACACCACATTCAGGCATTATCTCCGTGTTCATATTCCCACGGCTCGGATCTAATTCATCTAAGAATATAGGACCGTTGCTATCCTTAAGAATGGAATGGTTGACTTCTCTTTCAAGCCTTGCCCGGCTGTCAAAGACTTCCGGAAAATCTTTCCTTATCTTATTCCAATATCCCATACCACCGCGAATGCAGCCGATGCAGTTATTGTTGGAATAACCCATTTCGTACATTTTGGGCCTTGGGAAATCGAATACCCGGTTAAATAAGCCGTGAACCTCTTCTTTGGAAAGTCCTTTGTCAATCAGCGGAAATTCGTGTAATGCTTGTGGGTTAGCTTCAATCGTTTTGTCGGCTCTTGCCCTCTCGTTTACATCAAATCCCCAAACATAAGTAATTTCGTAATCCTTGTGTTGGTCTTCCCATTCTTTTCTCACACGTTTCTTGAGCCAATTTGTGCAAGGTGTAAAGCCTTTTACATGTTTAAAACCGCCAAACACCTTGACACATTCCTCGACATTCCTATATTCACTTGATTTTAAAATTTGTATCTTCTTCCCGATTGCATTCTCGCAATCTCTAATAAATCTGATACTGTCCGGGTGTTGGTCTGCAATGTCAATGTAAATCCATTCATCAACATTTCCTGCTAAATATCCTGCCATAAAGCTTGATATACCGGCAGATACCCAACATACTTTTAATTTTTTCATAACACCACGTTACAAATCGCTTTGTAATCGTGGACAACATAGTCAGCAAGCGTTTTTTAGCATACTTTAATCCGGTCTTGCACGGAACTCATTTTACTATGTTTTGTGCGCAATTCCATTTTACTTCACCCATTACGCAACCTCGGTTTACCGAGGACTTGTTATTCCTTTCCGCTAATAATCTTCATTGTCTCTCCTTAAAACGGTAAACCTTCATCATCTACGTTATCCGGAATTGACATAAAACCGTCCGCATCAACATTGCTTGGCTTTGGTCGTGTCGGTGCCGTGTTTGCTCCGTTCTGCTCTGCTGCTGCCTTGCTTTCGGCAAACTCGCAATTCTCAACATAAATGTCGGTCGTGTAAACCTTATTGCCGTCCTTGTTGGTGTAACTTCCGGTCTGTATTCTGCCCTCAACAACAATCTTTGTTCCCTGGTGCAAATACTTCTCGGCAAACTCGCCGACCTTACCAAACGCCACGCACGATATGAAATCCGCGTTTGTTTCTCCGTCTTTCTTAAATCTGCGGTCAACCGCAAGTGTGTATCTTGCGACCGCCATACTTCCATTCGCTGTCTGCGAATACCTTACATCCGGGTCGCGTGTTAAACGACCCATTAAAATAACTTTATTCATCGTCTTTCTCTCCTTTGAGTATCTTCTTGACTATCTCGTCAGCCGTTTCCATTATCGAGTTTTCTTCCTTGCCAAATGTCTCCCTAGAGCAAATTCCGGCAACAACCGCACCATGAATTAATTTTTCTGCTGCGCCTTTCGATATTCCTTTCTCACACATCATTTCATACATAGCTGCCGCAAGGGTGCCAAGCTCCGCAAGCATTTCAATGCCCTTGCCGGAAATACGCACATGTCCTTTATCCGCGCTAATCATAATTAAATCTTCTTTTCTTCAAAATCTTCGCAACTGTCATCATACATAGTCGGTAATCCATAACAGTCGCTATCTTCATTGTTGCAATAATAGTTTTCATCATCCTTTGTGTTGTGCTTACAATTCGCGCATATAACCTCGTTGTAATCATTCAAGGCTATCACTTCCTTTCGCCGTTTAATCGTATCCGTTAGTTTCTTTCATAACCGTTGCAAATTCCACATCAGAAATACCGTATATTTCTATGTATTCGTAATATGGAGCCCATAATACAGCAATTTCATCTTCGCTATAAATAGGCACTCTGGAATCACCGACCATGGATGGCGTGTTAAACATCTGTATCCCGTCCTCAAATTTAGATTTTATAAAACTAATTAGTCTTTCTATTCTTGGTTCCATTTTTACCTCCTAAAAAGGACATTCGTTAGGATTGATAAGTGTCCATTCTTTACCCGGTTCTGCTACGTCCACATTTGCCTTATAAGCGGCTTTTTTCATCTTCTCGATAAATAAGTCCTTGTCGGCATTTTCGCTCGATAAATGGCACATTATGACGTTCTGCAAGCCGTCTGAATAGTTAGCCTTAACGAAATCGCAAGCCGTGTCAATGCTCATATGCCCTCGGAAAACGTGTCTTGTCTTTGGATTGTCGGCATCAACTAAATCCTTGTCGTAATTCACACCTAAGAGAATGTGGTTTACGTCCTTGAACCGCCATTTAATCAACTCCGTATCGGTTATGTAAAGCATTTTCCCCATTTCCGGATGAGTTATCATAAATCCATAACAAGGGCATTCCGTTCCGTCTGCGTTAGTATGTGTCCACCTGCCATCTGCTGTAGTTAAGTCAAAAGGTCTAATTGTGAAATCGCCAAAATGCACCACATCAAGAAAAATATCAAGTGCCGGATTAAATACACGAATTTCCATATTTCTAATATCAGCTACCGACTTGCTGTGGTCAAGGTGTTTGTGAGTGCATAACACGCCCACAACATCTTTAATATTCCAATTCAATCCCTCTTTAATCTTCATAAGAGGTATTCCACAATCAAGGATAAGTGTTTCTCCGTCATCAGCGGTTAAGGTATAACAATTACCGGAAGAACCGCTTGCGATACATTTAAGTTTCATACTCACACCTCGATTTCGTTATCCTGTGGAAACTGAAAGACCTTGTTCAATGCTACTTTATAGTGATGACAGTTATAATCACTATGAACTTCCGTTTTAAGCAAATACAGTTCTCTCAACATTTCCATAGCCTTAATTGCCTTTTCTTCGGTGGAATAAGTGGCTAACCTCACATCGCCGTCAAGCGGTATAACACCTGTCAGATTTCTATTTAAGAAATAGATTTCTGCCTTAAATCTGAAAATACCTACCATTTCATACGGCATATCTATCTTTCCGTCCTGCGAAACTACTCTCATATCAGCTCTCCTTTTCTTCCGCAAACGGTGCTACATCGCTCGGTTCTTCGGTTATCTCTGTGGCTGTACCGTCAACCATGTCCCTGCTCTCGATAAAATCAACGGAATTGGCGTTTTCTGCAACTTCATTCTGTGCAACCTGATATACTTCGTCCATTTCCATTTGTGCCTGTCTCGCCATCGGATCATAATTTTTCGGGTACTTCTTTATGGCGTTATTACACATCTTACGGATAATCATACTCTCCGGAGTATCAAGCCATGCACCGCTGATAAATGGTCTTGCAATCTCGCATTTGAGCATTTCATCAACAGTCTTGCAAGTTCTTAAGGCTTCCAAAACTTCCTCTTTCTTTTCCTTTATTTTGGCTTTCTCTTCCGGTGTGGCATCATAACGTGTTCTTGCAACTTCCTTGTTATACTGCTTTTTAGTTCCGGTAATTACTCCGAATGTTTCATTCAGCATATTCTGTTGAACATGTTTAAGAAGATTAATCTTAACACTGTCTCTGTCAGCGGAAAGATATGTAATCATTCCGTCTTTAAGCTTGACCGGATAAACAACTCTGACTGCCTTATCCGATAAACCTTTTTCTTCCCATTCCGGCGGCGTAATTTCAAGGCCTTTATGCTTTGGCGCCACATAATAATCGCCGTCCTTTATTACCCAATATGGATATACCTGCTTGACATCTTTACCGTAATTCACAAGAAGAGAGTCATATCCAGAACCCTCTATTCCCATTTCTACCTGCTGCTGCCATATGTCTTTACCGTCTGCGTCTTTGCCGACATTGACGTTGCGCAACTGAAAGTAACATTCTCTTGGATACGCGCTCGCGTTCAGCTTAAGGCTTGCGCATCGCTTAACAATGCCCCTTAAATTGCTTGTGTCAAGATTGGCCATATTGACCTTTGGGTTTGTCTTTACAAGGTTGTAAATGCTTGTCATAGCTTCCATTGCGCACTCTTTAGCGTAATCATCCATATCCATTCCGCAAGCCTTGTAATCTGCCATAATTAAGCCTGTAATAGCATTACTCCATTCGCTTAATGATGTAGTAAATGCTTTCTTTTCTGCAACTGCTGTGTTCTCTGCCATAATTATTCCTCACTTTCTTCAAACTCTTTCAACTGTTCCGCTAACTTCTTGCACTCTTCTGCTACATATTCCTCTGTACGGATTATCAACCCATCAATGTGAAATTTATTTTCAATCTCCATTTGTATAAAAAGACTTTTTCTATAATTAGGAAATCTCTCATAAGCGAGTTCAAGTTCTCTTGCATCGTTACAATGTGCACAGTCAAAACCAAACCACCATAAATCACTTTCAATCGGATACCTTGATTTTTTACCGCCATCTGCAAAGGTAATACCGCCGTGGCATGAAAAATATGCTTCAATTCGTATTCTTTCGTCTTTATCAAGGCAAGCTCCAAGCCAAGGAAAAATACCGCTTATTTTTCGGTCTCCGACATCTGCTTTCTTAATTTCAAGATAGTTTGAATACCCTTTACCATATAAAGGGTGGTTTTTAGGAATGCCTACATATCCGCACCTATGCCCCATCACATTGAATGTAACGACACATTTATATCCTGCGTGTTCAAACTCTTGTTCTACAATATATCTATCATTCACAGTGTTTATCCCTCCACAATCTCTAATTTCTCACTGTCATTTACAATCAGCAATATAAGCTGTCTGCCTACTGTTTCAGCCAATTTACGGCGGTTGCCTACATCAAGGCTCTCTGCGTCATCAAGCCATATCGGACAGATAAAACCGTTGATGCTCTGTAGTGAACGGCATATATCAATCCTGCCGAGAATGCGATTGCCCTTGTTACTCATAGTCGATAATATTGACTTGCCGTCTACCATAGGCACGCACACATTCTTATACTCTCCGCCCTTGCTAAGTTCCCAAAGTTTCCACTTAACAATGCCAAAATGACTGTTGATTTCATCTGACAGTTCTTCATTCTTGCGCTTGTCAAGTTCTTTAATAAGTTTGAGTATCTTCTCGGCATCAGTCTGCATCTGGTCTTTTACCTTATACTGCCTTTCAAGTTCCGCAAGTCTTTCAGTATCGGCAGCCGTATCGAGCTTTGCTATCTCGCTCTTAATTTCTATCAGCTGACTGTTGAGTGTGATTTCCTCTGCCTTAAGGTTTGCCCTAACATCAGCCATTGAACTTGATGCCTTAAGAAGTGTTTCTTTCTTCTCAATATCTGCCTGCAAAGCCTTGTATGTGTCATTATCACTGACATCTGCCTTGTCCGGTATCGCGTTAAGGTTTTCCGTAAGACTTACAATTTCATCCCTAAGGTTGTTAGCGGTTATTGACTTCTCTTCAATCTTGCCACGGTATTCTTCAATCTCGGCAGTTATGCTTTCGATGTCAGCTTTGAGTGACATTCCGGCATCAGTTATCCTCTTTAATTCTTCTGCCTTATGCGCGTCAAAATCGGCTCGCATTTCCTCTTTTTTGCTTTCGTCATACTCTCGCTTGCAATAAGGACAAACAAGGCTGTTTTCGTCAAATTTACGGTCTTTCGCCTGCTGCCATTCCTCTACTCTCGTATCGCGAATACGTTTTTTGCGGTCGATGTCTGCTGTAAGGCTCTCAATCGTCCTCTGCATTGAGATGCACTCATTCTGAATGTTAGATAATTCCGACTTCACATCACTGATTGCCTGCTTTAATGTGTCGCGTTTTCCGGCAAGTTCATCGTTCGCGATTCTCTCTATCTCATTCTGCTTGAATTTCAATTCAAGAATACCGTCCGATAATGCCTGATATTCAGATGACAGCTTGTCATTCTCGGCTTTTGCATCTGCGACAGTCTTTAATCTGTCCTCGATTTCTTTCTGCCTAGTCAACAGTTCGCCCTTATCTGTGGCATTCTTAATCTGAATATCTCTTTCTTTCTCCGAAATCTGCCCTTTAAGGACCGGAAGTTCTGCTTTGATGTCCGCTACAGCTTTCTTATTCAAGGCAATTACTTCATCGCGTGTGTACTTGCTGAGCAACGGAAGTAACTCCGCCAACTCTTCGTGCGCCAATGCGATGTCGTAGTCTGTCTTGCTTTCGGCAAGCGTAAAAAGATATTCTCTCATTTCTGCCGGCTTTTTTGCTAAAAATGCGTTGACGTTACTGTACATCTTGAATATGTTCATATCAATGTCAAAGTATTCATTGTACGCGGTAAGCGTCTTGGCAACCTCATTTATATAGTAGACATTATCATCTTTATAAGATGTGCCGTCCTTGCTGTATTTTCTCTTCTGAACCTTGCGTACAGCTACTTCCTTGCCGTCAATCTCGACTACGGCGGAAACGGAGGTATCAATGTCATCAATACTTACTCCGTCAACCTCGCGCCTTATCGGTGGATTGTCTTTCAGTTCATAGTCGCAATTAAAGAACAGCCAATTATAAGCGGTTACAACCGTTGACTTGCCGACACCATTCATTCCGGACAGTGATGTTAATTTACCGAATGTAAATGTTTTCTCTGCATACGCCATAAAGTTAGTTACCGTAAGGCTTTTTATAATCATTTCTCGCATTCCGCCGTCTCTCCTTTCTCTTCTGATAATTTCTGCTCCATTTCCTGCAAAAGTCTGTATCCTTTCGGCGTGTTAAGAATTGCCAATAAATCCGGTACGGATATGAACTTATCCCTGCCGATAAGAGTTACAAGTACGTCAACCCTCGCCGCGGTGTTTATGAGTTCCTCGTAGTACCATTTGTCGAGAATAACGTGATTTTCGTCCGATACAAGGACAGTTTTGTCTGATTTTGCCATATGTGTCTCCTTTCTATAACATATATATTCCCGATACCGATATTTCATATACGGTATGTTCGGTTCCGTCTTTTTCGTATACCTGGCTCTGAAATCTGCCGGTTATCCTTATCTTCTGCTCTGCTCCACAATTCGCTATACGGTACGCGTTTCGCCCCCAGGCGATTGCCGGAATGTAATTCACGGCGCCGTTACCATCGCGATTTACGATGGAGAAATCAATAACGGTTCTGTTTGTTAGCGGTGTACGTCTCGGCTCTTGTGGGTACTTAATCAGTCCGTCAAATTCGACGTGGTTGTAATCGCCCATATCAGTCTCTTCATAGACCTTTTGAGCGAATATATAAACTTCAAGGTGTCTGTCCTTGCTGTAGTAGGTTCTGACCTCTCCGCCAAAATGCACTCTCTGACCTTTGCGTATCTTCTGCGCGAATATCTCCGGAACAATGCAAGGAACTTCATCATATGCCCCACTCATTCGGGCAACCTCGATAAGCACCTTGTAGAATTTTTCGCCTACCGTAGTATGTGAGTATTCCGGCTCGGCAATTACGGTTCCGCTTATCTTTGCTACATTTCCCATTCCTTATCCTCCTTAAGTATGCTGATTGCCACATTCTGTACGAATGTCACGTTTGTAATAGGATGAAATCCCACATACCGTTTGAATGCTGCGCCCTCGTCATCAACGCATTTAAGTGCGTCTCTAACGCGCTTGGCAAGGGTATCTGTCTTTATCTCTGATATTCCTGCTACTCTTTGAGCGACCTCGTTTATGCCTATCGCCCCTTTGTAGTACACGACTTCTTCTATTTCACTTGTCAATATCCTAAATCCCGGCATTTCCTCCGGTATTCCCATTTTCTTAAGTATGTTTTCTATTCGACTTCTCATTTTGACTTGCAATTCTCCTTTCTGTGTGGTACCATAAGAACTGGGTTTTACCGACCCTTTCTTATTTGATTTGATAAGGCTTGTGACTCAATTGTTGCAAGCCTTATCGTTTACCACTTTGGTAATCTTTCCGTCTTCAATCACGAAACTTAATCCGATTACATTGTGGATAACGGGCAAGTCGGTTACTACTGACATCTGATTAAAATCTGTGATAATCATTGCTATCTCCTTTCTATTCTTCTTCATCCCATTCCATAATTTCGCCATTCTCCATTGTGTACCATGTATCAGGCTTGATGTTCTTACCGTCAACCTGCACCATTTTCGCGCCTTTGAGTTCCCAATGCTCCGGTTTCCAATACCAGCTGTCATCGCCTTCCCAATCCGCCAATACAAGGTGAGAACCCAAAACGCCTTTGGCTCTACCGCGATAGCCCCACGCGACAGCCACGGCATCTTTGTGATCAGCTGACGATGCGCCTTTATATCCGGTGGCTGACGATGCGCCACAAGAACCGGTGGCTGACGATGCGCCGTAATCATCATCTTTGCTTGCTTCCTTTTTAGTTTTGCTCATTGTGTATTCGATAGCTGCTTTAACAATTCCGGCTATGCTTATCCTTGCGCCAATCTTGATTTTGGTTGATGCAATCTTTGTACCGCCATCTTCGCGGTCAATGTCTCCGTCCTGCTCTACTTCATGATATACACTGCCATTTGGCGCGTAATGCGAAAAACAATCCAACGGATATTCGCACGCATGAAATCCGGTTTCGCAGCACTCTGCTCTTTCTGTCTCGTATTCCTTGCCCTCTTCATACTGAAATCCTTTGCAAGTCATATCTTTGTTAAATCCCTTGTAACTCTTAATTGCCATTGTCTTCTCCTTTCTCTGTCGAAAAATATAAATCCTCACTGTCCGTCTGCCGTACAATGCTGACCGTTTCGATTATTGTTTCTGTTTCCGGTTCGGATTCTTCCGTGTCTACGACATTCCGGTTATGGTTTATCATAGCGACAATTATTAACATCAGCATCAATGCTATAAACACCACTGCGCCGGTGTATGTCGCCCACGATAGTGAATGAATGAACCGTTTAAATTTATTCCTCTTTACCATTGCTCAATGCTATCCTTTCCTTTAGTGTCTTAACAAACGTCTCTTCGCTTTTATCCAAAATTTTATGTGCTATATACCTGCTTATGCCGGCTTTCTCGCACCATTTTGTAAAACTTAGTTCCTCTCCGTCTATAACAAAGAATTTTGTCCTGCGTTGATGCGCTCGATTGTATTCCATAGTGACCCAACGGCAATTTTCCGGACAATAATTGCCCTCGTTATCAATGCGGTCAAGTGTCAGCTGATCATTATAACCATTATTCAGTGCCCAGTTATGGAAGTTCTCGTAAGTAAGCCATTCTTGGCATACTGTAATTCCTCTCGCCCCATAATTCTTATATGATATAGATTTAGGATTAAGGCACCGTGCTTTCATATCGTTCCAAATAATAAAAGTTCTTGGTTTCCCACCGGTTGTAATTCCGTGTGTCTGTAGTTGTGCTATATGAATATCTTTTGCAAGACATCCGCACGATTTCGATTTGCCTTGAACTAATTTTCCACTTGGAACAATGTGTTCTTTCCCACAATCACATTTGCAAAGCCATAGAATGTTTCCGTACTTATTGGTACCGCAAGGTTTAATAGCGACTTGTCTGCCAAACCTCTGATTAGTCAAATCTCTCATTGTTCATACCTGATAAAAACTTGTTCACGAAATAAATCTGTGCTTTGCCGGTTGCCTTTGGGGTTTTAGTAGTTACATTACATCCACTGCCGTTTATGTGAGTGCTTTCCTTAATTTCAAATAGACCCATTTCTATGGACTTCTGTGTCGGCATATTCCAATCTGCACCCTTGCGCTTGATAAGATAGCCATTATCTCTAAGCCAACTAAAAAGCCTCTTAGCACTTATCTGTACGCCGTTCTGACATATTATCTTTGCCAAATCTCCGACAAGGATTGATGTATTACTTGTCGCTACGGCATCGGCGAAAATGGTTTTCGGTCTGTCATATTCGATTTTGGCTTTCTGATGTTCGATTATGCGGTCTCTTTCCGCAATCTTGTTATTCGCCACCATAAGAGCCTTGGCAAGTAACTCATCATCCGTCATTGTTTCTTGTCCGGCTATGTAACCGCCGTTCTTTCTGATTGACGGAAGAACTTCATCCATTACCCAACTTTCAAATCTTTCAGCACTCGGCAGTTTCGATTTCATAATAAGGCGGTAAACATCGCCCTCGGTTATAAATAAAACGTCCTGATTTCCGCTATCTGTAGGGATGTTCCATTTTAGAACCCCCTTACAATGTGTCTGTACTGCCTTGTGTGGGATTGCATAACCTAAAGCCTTTGCAACATCACTTCCGGCAAAATAAACAACATCATTTTTCTCAACTGTTCGGATTTTTCCGAACTCTTCATTTTTGAATATCTGTAAATTCATATATGCTTCTCCTTTCCTTAGTAACTTATAAAGTTACCTGCTTTGCAAAAAAAATATCCATAGGATTGTGAATTTCCAAACCGTCAATCATCGCCTGGATTTCATCGCTGCCAAACACACCTTTCTGCATATGCGAATAGAATGTTTTGGTAGTTATTCCTATCATTTTAGCGACATCCGCTTGTGTTTTGCCACGTTCGGCGATAACTCCGCGAAGCTTGTTTGTGTCTATCATATTTTCATCTCCTTTCGTCATTGTAACTTATCAAGTTACTTTCATTATATCCTTTTTTTGTAACTTGTCAAGTTATTTTTTACTTGACTTGTAACTTTTTAGTGATATAATGAAGTTACCAATAGGAAAGGAGGAACATATGATGTCAATTGGAGACAGAATTAAAAAGCGCCGTGAATTACTGAATATGCCACAAGTTGAACTTGCCGGTAAAATTCAAGTATCAAAACAGACATTATATAAGTATGAGAACAATATCATAACGAACATTCCGAGTGATAAGCTTGAAAGCATCGCAAAGGTTCTTGATATTTCGCCATCATATTTAATGGGTTGGGATGATAATTTTACGGATGATACTGCAGATCTAATTCCTGATTTGCTGTCCGATGCAGAACTGCTAGAAAATGTTAAGCGATTAAAAGTCCTTAACGCGGAGCACCGGAGAACTATATTCGACAATATAACCTATTGGTACGAGAAAGAGGGGCACTAGATGCCCCACTTTTTTTTGAATGATAATATCATTCGATATAAAAATTCGAGAAATCTGCCATTTTGGCACTCATTGACCTCATCTATTATTTTTTGTTTACATTCCATACAACAACCCTCCCGAATACCACACGATTATAGTAGCGATATGCCTATATTAGAACATTTGTTCTTGCTTGTCAACCCACATTGACAAAATATCCCACATAAAGTATCATTAAGTTCTAGTGACGGTGCCGCGCTACCAAACACCGCCACAGTCGGAACTTGAATATCCTCTTTCCGAGGACATTTACAATCATATCACACATTTTGTCGGGCATACGCGGTAATCTATCGCAATTCTCGACACGATTTTACAAGGAGAGACATATGGATAATAATAATCAATTTTATCAGCAACCACCACAGTGGCAACAACCGTTCCCACCGCAACCACAACCGCAACCATACAAGCCAAAAGGTACCGCGTCGCTTGTTTTAGGTATCATAGGTATAGTAACATCATTTATATTTGTTGGCGGTATTTTAGGCATTATAGCGATTGTACTAGGTGCAACCGGTTCAAGTGCGAACAAAAGATACGGTTATAAGGGTGGAACCGCTACAGCCGGTCTTGTCCTTGGCTCTATTGCAACCGCATTAATGGTAATCGCGATAATAATTGCTGTATCAGGTAGCAATACTTCATCTTCAAAAACCGACTTGTCTAAAGATGATTTTGCCGCTACCTGCTCGGAACTCAACTATAAAGATGTTAAACGCAATCCCGATAAGTATAAAGGTCAGAATTTTTACATTGATGTACAAATTTTTGACGTATCAACGTCTTTCGGTACTACCACATACAAGGTGTTCACTAAAGACCCGGAATACGATATTTACGATGGCGATATGTTCTTTGTGACGGATAAGAGAGATACATCTGCTAAAGATTATGAAAAGCTGTTAGAAGAAGATATAATAAGGGTGTACGGAACTTTCAACGGACTTGTAGATACCACAAATTTCATTGACGGTTCAAGCGGTCAAGAGATAAACCTTGATATGTTCTATGTAGATATTTTATCGAAATAAAAATAAGGCGTGCAGTACATAAGTACCACACGCCTTTTTAATGCCCTTAATCAAGCTGTTTGCCGTTTTTATCGTAGATATGGTAGCCGCTTGACTTGTATCTCTTCCAAGTCTTGTACGCACTACTCCAAGTGCAATAAGAACCTATTGCATTCTTCTCATCTCTGTAGGACTTCCTTACGCGGTAAAATCCGTTACCGCTAGTGTAATTCGGGTAACTTGTCAGTGTCAGTGTTTTCTTTTCAACCGTCCTTGCATTCCTGCCCTCTTTACGTCCGTAATGGCAATAATGCTCATAGTATAACGGAAGATTACCGCCAAAAGCGTCTCTTAAGTCGGCATAATTCTCTTTGTAGGCAATCACATTAAATTCCGCACTTGCCTGCCTTGCTTCTTTCATACCGTACTGTTTGAAGTGCGCCCAAGCCTTGTCATAATCACTGCCGAAAGCCGCCTTAAGGTCGGCATATTTATTGAGGTAGTATTTCGGATTGAAAACCGGCGAATAATCAAGTCCGTTAAGTTTGTATTCTGCCGTATTAATGCCGGTAATGTCCGCGTCAATGTACGGTGTAGGATCAAGCCATTTATACTTGCTTTCATCATGTAAACCGCTTGTCGGAATGCCGTTCGGGTACTCTCTGACCTCAAAGTGAAGATGCGCTCCGTAACTTCCACCGGTATTTCCCATAAAGCCGATACGCTGTCCTTTCTTGACAAATTCGCCCTCATTTACATACACCTTTTCAAGATGCGCGTACAATGTGCATATCTTGTCATTATGCTTAATCATCACATAATTGCCATATCCCATTCCCTCTTTGTCAGGCACACCGTTTGTGCCTGAGAGATAAGCTATAACCTTGATAACCGTACCGTCTGAATGTGCGGTAACGAAATCAAGCTGTGATTTGTATTTCACAAGGTCTATGCCTTGCGCCCACGCATTGCCATTCTTTTTGTTATCGCAATGTGTCTTGTATGTGCAGGTAATCTGATTTACTGCATCTTCTAATACTCTACTACTCATAATTTTTTACCTCCTAAGATAATTTTAATGTGCCGGTTAATGACACGCCACAAGCGTCATTATTAGTTACATTTCTTGTGTTTGGCATTACTAATTGCACATTCACGCCTGATTCTCCGCTTAACGATATTGATTGAGATGTTGGTCTGACATTCGTCTCAGCCGTGGAGCCATAGCAATAGTTACCGCCTTGTCTGACCTTAATGCCCTCACTTGATGTAAACGACAATGTAGCTTTGCTTGCGCCAATAATAAGCCTTGTCGGGAGAAAAAAAGCTACCGTCTGACCGCCACCGGTTATATATCCGCCGGTAGAAAATACGATAGGTATACTATCGCCCTTTGTCAGATATGCTTTTTCGGTTGCTTCAAAATAAACACGCCCACTTCCGAATACTGCTCCGCCGGCTGTCAGCTTAGATGTCTCCACGCTGCCGTCCCAACCAAGCCTATATACATAGTCATAGTCCGTACCCTCTTTGCCGATATACGAACATATTCCGATCGGCTGTGCGTTAGAACTCATTCCAAATTTATAGCCACGGCTGTCTGCTTTTGTTCTTAAATAATCAGCACCGATTATAAATCCGCCGATTGTTCCACTTGTTGAGTAAAGGTTACCCTCTTTATCAACTCTGAACGGACAATCTCCGTAATTAGTATGGTCTTTACCGCCGGCCGCGAATACCCATTTTGTGTTTACAGTCGGTCTTTGCATAACTGCTGTTCCGGTTTCGGCATCTCCGGCATAAATCTTGTTTGTTGTTATGCTCCACGAACCGATTGTAGCCGTAATTGCGCTTAAATCATCAACGCTTATTTTGTCTGCCGTAATACTACCGGTTGTAATTTTCCCACCGTCAATCGTTGTGGTATTTGCGGAATAGATATTCTCAACCGATATATCATCCGGATTAGGTGACCAATCTGACGGAACATTACCGAATGACATTTTGAATTTACGAACACTGATTGTATGACCGGTGTTATTTGAGTGAGTATACACGGCTACTCCATAATGGTATTCGTTATACGTCCCCCACGAACCTGATGTCAGTTTATCCAATGTCATTGTAAAACTTAATGCACACCATTTATCATTTTCTCTTGTGCCTGCCAAATACTTTAAATTGTTACCCGAACCGTCAATATAACAGTTTGTGTATACAGCTCTAAACCACGTCTTAAATCCGTCATTTGAGCCATAAACTTCACAAGCCACGAGATAATTTCGAGGTGTTGTCAACAAATCGTCGGCTTTCGCGTCAATAGTGATGACCACTTGCTTATCAGATTGTGCATTGTCAGTCGCGTCAACATTCGTAATTACTTGAATTGAATTATACCTGCCATCGCCAGTTCGACTTGCAACTGTAAATCCATCATCATCTGTGGACATTAACCAATCACCATTTGAAGTAGATATTTTGCCAAAATTCTTTGTTGCGAGAAGTAAATTCCTATCACCTACGGATAAATTGTCTACGGTATTCTTTATGCCTACAACCACACTATTTGTGCTGATAGCGTTGATAAATGCCGATTGTGAAGTAATCGTTGAGATTACCGCATTATCAGCAAATATATTCTCAACATCAAGTTCATTTGCGGTTATGCTGTTTGCGACTATCTTATCCGCATTGATTGTACGGTCAGTAAGTATATATCCGTCTAAGCTGTCAACCGTAGTGCTTGTCAGTTCGCCGAGATTATTAAGTGCATAAAGCAATCCGCTTTCTGAACCTTTAAGAAGTATTCTATCCGCAACAAGTGTTCCTGCGGTTATCTTATTTGCGTTTACCTCTACGCTGTCGAGAAAGCCGGTTATATGCCCCTCAACTACGGTTGCACGGTCAATCAAGCCGACATTCGCAAACAATGTAGCCACGTTTGCGGTATCAATGTTTGTCAGTTCGATATTCGCGTACTTAATATCCGCTTGTTCCGCTGTCATATAGCCTAATTTGGCGGTCACGGCGGCTATGTTATCCGTAGTTATTGCCTTTGCACTTAACGTGTCAAATTTGCCCGATAATGCGTTAAGATTAGCAATCGTAGCGTACTTGATGTCTGCCTGCTCTGCGGATATTTTCGTTGCTATAACCTGATTAGCTGTTATGAGTTCCGCTGTCAGTCTTTGCATTTGAGATGTTATCGGACCGGTAGGGTTGATTGAATTATTTGTGTCAGATTGTCCGCAACTCTCAATCGAACATTTAAGACCGCCGTCACAATCGTAAACAATGCTTGTAATCGGGGCGGAATACTCCACACCGTCAGATGTTACTTTAACAATATCCCCGACTTCAAGTCGCCAATCGCCGAGACATTCAACCGTAAGCGGTCTATAAGTAAAACCGCCTATCTTCTTGTATACGGCATCAAGAACCGCCTGCGTCATAAACGGATTAGATATGTTGATTGCCATAGTACCGCTACCACTTGTAAGAGTTTTACTGTCGTTATCCGTAGCAACCTCACATACTATCTTCTCGACCTTAAAAGCCTTGCTTGTCGTAAACTTTAAGCCATTCTCATAGTATTTTTTCGGACGTATAGTGTAATCAGCGTCTTTGTACCACCGAAATTCAAGCTGTCCTTGTGAATTAATGACAGCATTTTTACCCTGCCTTGCCGACAGATAACCTAACATTTCGCGCCTTGTATATCCTTTTGGGGCGGTCGCAATAGATATTGTCTTATTATCCATTGTACTTTCAACAAACGTGATACCGGCTTGTGTGCATATCTCCTTGACGATATTAATATCTTTGTTCGGATATTTCAGCTTTGACACATACGTCATTTCCATACTGCTGTACATACGGTCATATCCGGTGTAAGATGTTTTCCCCTCTTCCGCTGTGGCAGATGTTATCTTGAATATCCCAATTTGGATATATTCTATGTTGCCCTCTGATACTTCTAATCCCTCGAATAAGACCATTTCTCTATTCTCAAGGTCAATCGTATCTTCATAAATAGAAAAAGTAATGCTTGACGATTGTGCGTTGCCTATCGTTAAGTCACTACTTCCATTCTCCGATGCCGTTACCTTTAAGTCGGTAAGCGGTACTGTATATTCTGTTTCGCCTACGGTAAATTTGCCGTAGTATCGTGCATAGTCGGTTGTTGCCGCCGCTATAAAATCCGTGCTTGCAGTTCTCATTGAACTACCTCCCGATTGTTAATCAATCATAAACTCCAGTGCTTCAATCTCTGATGTCGTGAGCGGTTCCATATCGTCACACTTTACAATGTCATCAAAAGTAACCGTCATAATGTCAATGTTAGCATCTACGTTGAGTAATTCCGCATATTCCTTTGTAGCTTCCTCTTTGTCTGCATCACTCTCAAAGATGAACTGTCCGTTTTCCGATACCGGTTCGCCGTTATCGTCTTTTTTTGCGTGCGACTTCATAATCTCAATGCGCTGTTCCTGGATGCCTTGCAATTCGCTAAGAAGTGCTTTCTTATTCTTCATAAGCGCGTAATTAATTTTTGCCGGAAGTCGCTTTCCGTCAAGTATTCTAAGTCCGTTTGATACCGATACTACTTCAAATAATTTCATTTCATATTCTCCTATTTCTCTATAATGCTGATTTTGACATCTTTGTAGATTGTCTTGCCGGGCGCATCAAGATAAAGCTGTCCGGCTAAATCTCCGGTATATGCCGTAAAACTGTCTGTTTCGCCCGAATTAAGCTGATATGATACTGTTGCATAAGGTGTTTTAATGTTATTTACGGCTGTCCGTATCGTGTTCAGTTCGGACTGTGATAACGGAACAAAAGCTACTTCAAGTTTTTTCTTTATTGCCTTTATTGTGCCTACCATTGTCGCTTCTGCGTTACGCCCGGTATTTGTGCTCCACACTTTATTCCAACTCGGTGTTAATCCGGATATTTTCGGCATTTTGAGGTTGCCAATCTTAAGCCATTCGCTCATTCTAATCCGCCTTTCGCTTGATTTTGGGGTAAAAAAAGAACACCTACATTTCTGTAAGTGTTCTCTTTATACTAAGTTAAAAATGCCGGTTGCCCGGTTCTTGTAGTGAAGTCGTCTGCCTGTTTTTGTACAGCACTGAATACTTCCTTGCCGTCAATCTGAACTACAATGTGGCTAGGCTGACTGCTCATATTCATACCGCCAAACACTTGTAACATACCACTCACTACAGCTTCCCTAATACCGGTAGTTATCTGATCGTTATTAGCAACTGCTGTCTTTCCGTTGGAAAAACGTCCGACAAGTTCATTATGGTTGGCATAGAATACTCCGTCTTCCGGAAATCCACCGGTTGCAAAAGCACTTCCACCACCGCCGCCTCTGAGACCTTTTATCTTGTCAATCAGGCTTAACCCGATATTAAGTACCGGATTGAGTTTGTACCAATTTTCCTTGAACTTGTTCCATAACTCCCTTGCAGTTTCAGCTAACCGGTTAAAAATCTTAACACCGGCCGAAGCAGCTATCGACCAAGCTATTTTAAAGTTTTTATACAATGTACTTGCAGGATGCAATAAAACATTCTTTATGCTCACTCCAAAGTTTCTCCAACCGGCTTTAAATTTCGCCCACAATTCCGATGCCGTGTTTCTAAGCGTATTTATGATAGATACCGCGCGATTGCCCCAATTCGTCTTGAAATTGTTCCATAACTGCGATGCGGTATTTTTAAGTGTATTGACAATGGAGATTGCCCATTTTCCAAAACCGCTTCCTTTGAAACTTTCCCACAATTCGCTTGCAGTAAACTTAAGTAAGTTAGTTATTTCAATCCAATTATGGCGTATTCTGTCCCACTCATTCTTAAGCTTATCCCACAGCTGTTTTGCGGTATTGACAAACTCATTTCCGATTGAGATTACCCAACTTCCAAGCCAAGAGTCTTTAAAATCTTCCCACATTTCTTTCGCGGTATTTTTAAAGTCGTTGACAATTTCAATTCCGGCTTTTGCGACAGTCTTCCACGCCTTTTTGAAGTTATCCCATAATTGCTTTGCGGTGTTCTTGAATACATTCGTTATCTCGGCGACAATCTTTGTATTTATTTCCCATGCCTTTTCAAGCTTTGGAAGGACATTATCATCCCACCAATCATTAATAGCCTTGAAAAATTCGGTGTCTTTTATCTTTGCAATAATTTCTGTTGCAAGCTTAATGATTATCGGCAATCCTGGAGCACTTCCGGCAAGTACCCTTGCGATTACTCCTCCTACGCCGCCTTCTTCCCAGGCACCTTGATAACTTCCCCAATTAAAGTCAACCAATGCACCGGCTAGTGAGAACACAAGTTTGGCGATTGAAACAATTATTTCGCCAACATCAATGTTGTTTACCATTTCTACAATGGCTTTGCCTAATTCATTCCAATCTACACCGTCAATAAAACCTCTGACAAAATCAATAGCATCGCATATGGTGTCGCTTATCCATTTTCCAACGCCCTCCCAATTGACAGAAGATACACCGTCAGACAATAGACTGCCTATGAATTTTCCGGCTTCATACCATTTATGGTTTACAATTGTGTTGTAAATTTTATCCGCCCATTTCTGCGCTTCATTCTCCATATTCGCAAAGGCTTTGTTCCAAACCTTTTCGTAATTTTCCGTGGCCTTAAGGATTTCGTCCGTAAGGTCAAGCGTATCTTTGGCACCTGCAGTTTTGCCACTACTTGTATCGCTCTGTTCCGTAAGCTTATTGATTTCATCAAAACCCATAAGCTGATTCTGCCACTTTTTAGCGGCCGCGGCTGCATTATCGTAGCTGTCCGCAACATCATCTACGGCACCGCTTTCCTCTTTGTAACCGCTTTGACCGAAACTTTCAAAGTCAATCTTAATTCCCATAAGGGACGCAATGTTTACTAGCAGTCGCTTAACCGCAATCGTAGCACCGTTGATAACCGGTAAAACCTTTTGCAGCATAGGTATAAACAACTGACCTAATACCATTCCGGTTTCCTTGAAGTTCGTGCTAAGCTGACGTATCATATTGTTTGGCGAATTTATTGTCAATCATGTTATCGCATAGGCTCTTTATCCTATGCTTCTTATAGTTTCCTATAAGTTCAGAGTACATTATCACCCACGTTTTACGTTTGGTTTGGTGGTAGCCACTTCCACCTCATACTGTCCTTTATACAGTAGTGTCGGACACTCTTGGGAAGATTATATTTATTCACTTCCTACTCGTTACGATACTCAATAACCTTTCGCTATCTATTGAGTTATCTCGGTATTAGCATAGCTTAAAGCCTTAGCCTTCACCGATTTTGCCCGATTGCCATAAGATATTTCTATTCTTATGCAACACTTGAAAGATAAGTTAATCTGTAAACTTTCTTTCGTTTATTAGCTAAATCGCCCCACGATACTTTACTTTGGTCGAGGATTGCAAGAACTCTTAATTGCTGTTTTTCCATTTGCGACATTTCGCTTATGGCTTTTTCAATGCCTAAGTTATAGGCATATGTCTGTAATGTGGCATTGGTTATATCAATGCCGTACTTATACAATGCCCTTGACTGACCGATTAAGCCACTTTGTAAGTTCGTTGCTACCTTTGAGTAATCAACATTAAAAAGTGAACTAATATCGCCGGCAAGCATTGTCATCGACTTTGCTATTGCGGTCGTTGTCTCTCCGCTCTGCCCTAATGAGTTAGTTACCGATGCAAGCTGTGACGCATATTGTGTGACCTCTTGTATGTTCAGTCCAAGGTTTTTCGCACCGCTTTCAACAAGAAGTCCTGCATCTATATCAACCTTAAGGCCGGATAACTTACCTAATTTATCGTTTACGCGCTTTGCAAAACTGTTTGCGTATTCTGTGGCATTGTCATAACCGTATTTAGCAAATTCATCGCCCCATTCCGAACCGATTTTGTTAAAAGCTACGGTATAGTAGTTAAATGCTTCAATGTAATCCGTTGTGCTTCGGATTGCACTGTTTAATTTCTTTACGCCACGAATAACCCAAAAGAAATTCGCGTACAGCTTACCAAACACCTGCGCAAGGCTCACTGTTTTGGCTTTCGCTGTTGTGGCACTCCTTGATACGTTATCAAGTCCTTTTTGTATTCGTTTTGATGCCGTTCCTGCTTTACTGCCTTGTGCTGCAAGGTTGGCAATCGCGTTTGTCATCTGTATAAGATTATTGCTTACCTGCGGTGCTGCTGCCAAGGTTGCCATAAGGTTCTTAATCGCTTGTGCCAACTGCGGAATGTTTGTTATTGCTCTGCCCGATGCAACACCGCCAAGCCTTGATATTGAACTTGTGAGACTGTACAGCCTATTCACATCAAAACTAATAGAGCCTATGTCATTCATCTGTCGGACAAAATTCTGTAACTGCGTCGATATTCCCGGTAAATTTGCTGTGGCATTGCTTGATATATTCGTACCAAGCCTTGATACCGTGTATATCAAGTTCGACAGTCCGGTAACATCAAAATTAAGGCTTCCGACAGAGTTCATCCCTTGTATGAATTGCACAAGGTCATCTTTCATACGGAGCAAATTGTCTGTTCCGGCTGTGGACTTCACACCGCCAAGCTTTGATATTGCGTTGACAAGACCGGCTATCCCGCTTGCGTCTATACTCTGTGCCGCCGCCATACCATTTGCAAGGTTCTGTAGTGCCGAGGAAATCCCATATATCGAGTTTGTATCGACAGATGAGAATTTCATAAGGCTTCGCGCTAAAGAGGTTATTTCAGCCGATTTGCCGCCTTTAAAACCGGTTGCCGCATCTGATACTTGTCTGATACTTGTCGCAATGTTCATCAGCTTGTGCGTATCTACGCCAAGGCTTTGTGACATCTTAAGCATACTATTAGCCAAGCGGTCTATTGCATTGCTCGCCTTAGTCGCTTCGGCTTCGACTTGTATCTTCAAGCGGTCAATGTCGTTATCTGCCATTTTTGCACCTACTTTCTCTGTTTAATTTATAAAAAATAAAGGGCAGTACGCCGTTAAGCTGTACCGCCCTCGTCTTTCTTTGGATGGTTTAAATCCCAATTTATCTTCATCGTGCGCATCTTAAGCACAAACGCCTTGCGCTGTCGGTCAAGTTCTTCCGGAGATAATATCTCCTCCCCATTCTCGTCAACCTCAGGCGGACCTGATTTGTCGCTGTTTGGGCGTTCCGGAAAATCGACTTTCTTTTTGCCAAGAATACCGTTATTTGAGCCAAGGGCAATCATCGGTATTCCGTACTCACGCGACATACTCCACACAAGAGTATCAATGCGCCGCTGTTTCATTTTTTCGCCCTCAATGCACAATGCAAGTTTGGTTGGGTTAAGGTGTTTAAACTCTGTTAAGGATATTCCAAGTGAAAAAGCCATAGGGAAGTATTCTTCCCATATTATTTTGTGGAAGTCGGTTTCTTGTGGTCTTGTGGAGTCTTGACGGCTTTGATTGTTTTCTTCTCTTCCTCCGGCTCCGCTTCCTTGAGCATCGCCGTTATGCCCGCCAGCTCGAAAAAACCGTCAGTTTCCATGCACTCCGTCAGTTCCATAAACACATCACGGAATGACAGCTTATTCTCCCTCATATAGTCCTTAAGAAGTTCGTGTGCATCCTCTTCCGGCATATCGTGATGTTCAAGTAATCCGGCAAAAAAAGCTGATTTTACGATGCCCGGTATATCACCTACCATAGATGCTGTTCCGTTAATAATTCCGCTTGCTGTCGGTGTTCCGTCAACGGATATGCCCTCTTCAACCATATATGCACCGCTCTTAACCTTGAACATTTTCTGCACGGTGTTTTTGTGTTCAGCTGCGTCAAAGCCGAACTCTAATTTATATTCATTGCCTTTTACAGTAATAGTTTTCATTGTTTATACCTTTTACCTTTCCTCCTATGTCCTACACATAGGAAAGGGGCAGTCCGTAGACCGCCCTTTCTGTCAGTTGTTACTCCGTACCGTTAAGGTACTGCGTATAGTCGGCTGTTTCTGTGTCTGTGCCATTCGATACAGCCTTTTTAACCACATTGTCGGTCGAATGGCTAACTATTCCCCCGCTGTCGGGGCAACGGCTTCGTCTGTACCAATCATCTCATCCAAGATAAGATTGATTGTCATAATGTTAAGTTCATTCTGTGCCTTGCTTGTAACCGGAAGTTTTGAAGGTGGTGCTGCTACGAAAAACTCCGCTTTTGTGATACCCGGTGTTATCTCCTGGAACCACATTCTCTTGCCGCCGTCAAGCTTCTTATAAGCGGCAATCAAATCTTCCCACTCTTTAAGTGTGCCATCTGTCTTGTTTACGCCTACTGCCACCGTATCTGTTAAGGTATCTCTACCGGCGATGTTACGCGTCTGCAAATCCTCAAGCGCGGATGCGTCTATCGCTTCCGGTGTAACCGTGATTTCATCAATCGAATTAATACGAGTTAAAAGCTTGAATGCTGTAGGTTTTGTGCCGGCTGTTGTTTCAACACCGTATGAAAATGTCACGCCAAGGTTTGATACTCCTGCTGTTGCCATTGTGTTTTACCTCCTAATTTTGTCTAAAAAAATAAGACCTTAAAGGTCTTTCATGTTAGTGTGTCGTTTGCGCCGATTATTCTTCTGAACCGCGCATCACTTCTGTATATTCCGCCGGACGTCTTAATTTCCGGCATCGCGATTGCTTTGAACCGCATCGTTTTAAAAATATCAGCGATAGCACTCATTACTTCTCTTGCATCGCTGCTATCCTTATTCGTACTTACCTTGACTTGCACTGTCGCTCTGACGGCATTAATTGTCTGTCCGCCAAGGTCTGCTCCCTCTTCCACGGATGACAGAGAGTGTATATACACTGTCGGGAACTGTGGGTTTGACGATGTTTCTTCCTCGTCAGTGACAAACAGTGTCGGATATTTCGCAACAAGCTGTTCTTTCGCTCTTGCTGATACAATCGAATATATTATCTTGTCAAGGTCATACGCCCACTGATTATCCCTAGTCATTGTCGAACACCTCTCTTGCTGTGCTTACAATAATCTCTCTAAGTTCGTTTGCCGTATTATACATAAACGGTCTTGACGGCATACCCTCGGTAAAATACCAATTACCGTTATCGCCCGGATAAAACCATCCGTATCTGCCGTCCGTAAGCTGTCTGATTGTCTTACCGCTTGCGTATTGCCAAGTCACACCGTCCGGCAATTTGCCTTTGTATGGACTGCTCTGCCCGACTGTGCCGGTTCCGAACTCAACAAACATCGCGTGGTCTGTTCCGGCTACCACCGCCCATATACCGCCACCGCGAACCGATGTTTCGTATTCTGAATGAATACTTTCTATCAATTCGCGTTTGAAGATTGCATCAAGGTCTGCTAATTGCACTCTAGCGATTTCTACGCCCTTTTCAGCTAGTTTTTCGGCTAATAGCTGACATTTATATGTCAGAGAATTAGAATAGCTTTTTAGGGCGTTTACGGCGTTTAGAATGGATTGTTGCGAAAACATATTGACTGTGATTGTCGGCATATTGTTACCTCACATTCTTCTGTAGCAAGAATAAGTCCACCGTCAATCCCTCGTCTGCTACGCCTTTGACAATGTAATCAGCCGTGGTAACGTCAACAAGGTTGTTTTTATCTCTGCCGACAGCCGATGACTTCCATATGTAGTCGCCGGTTTTAATCGGTAACGCGCCTTTATCCGTTACTATCTGAAGATAGCTTGTGCTGTCATCAATGCCAAATTCCTTTATCAAGACTTCTGATAACTTGTTATTGATGCTTGCACGGAATGTAACCGGGTCAGAATACCCGATTACAGTATCTTTTATGACCGGTATCGGCTTGCCGTCTGCGGTTGTGTATTTCGTGTACACGATGTTTCCGTCGCTGTCTCTTTCGTATATCTCTACTTTCTCGCCTTGTCGGGAGTATTTCATCGTTTGTTTATTGATTTCAAGCATCGTCTTTCTTTGTGGCCTGCTTATAAACCTGATTTACGCCGGTACTTGCTAAACCTGATACAATTCCGACCGCAATCGCATTCAGCACATCATTCGCCGGAAAGTCAGGTATTACATACATTCCGATTACGCCCAATATACCGCCTACAACTCCTACAATTATCGGAATTGCCTTATCAGGAATTACCTTAATGGCTTTTGCCGCAAGGCCTATAAGATACGCAATTACTACTATTGCAAGTACAGTTCCTACTTGTGTTATATCAATCATAGTTCTATGCCTCCTTCTCTCCGTTTATTCGGATTTCTAACCCATCAAGTCTGTGATGCAAACTTTTTACACTCTCTTCAACCTTGATAATGCGGTCATTATGCGAATTGATTTCTTTCCGCATCTCCGACACTTCATTCTTAATATCCGTAGTGTTTGTCGAGATTGCATCTAATTTCATGTTGATACGCGTATTCTCTTTTACGCGCTCTTCTATATCTTTTGTGTCGGTTCTTTTGCTGTTTCGACACGAAAAGCATATGCTTATAATGCCGAAAATAAAAGAAAGCGTCACTGCTATTATGCTTACTACTGTCGATGCAGTCATAACATACCGCCTTTCTTCGTAAAATGGCACACCGCCCACCACCCTTAAAGTGTGCCGCCTGCAACCTTTACGGTCACGCACAATCTTCTTTTAATGCCCTAAAGGCGTTGTTAAACAACCTATGGTATTTTAGCAAGTGTAATTACGCCCGACATCAGCTTGTTACGCTCAACCCATTTACGGCTTACGCCATTCTCGGAATATGTTTCCATATATGCCTCTCCGGCTTGCGAATGGTCGTACACAACAAGGTTGACAATAACATCCTCGTAATTCGCCATATCTGCCGCAATCTGCTCTTCTGTGTAACTGCTAGGGTAATTACGCCTTTTTTTTATTTCGTTCTCAACCTGCTTAATCAGCTGTTGGATGTACAGATTGTCTTCTTTGCTGTCGAACACAACCACATCTTCTCCGGTTTCATCTTCAATATGAAATTGTTTAAGTCGTATCTTGACTTGCTCTAATATGGTGTATTCGTTCATTGTTTGCTCCTACAATCCTAACTTCTCGATTAACAGTTTCTTGAGTTCGGCTCCCGTAAGTTCTTCCGCATTTTCTACGCCTTGTTTGGCGGCAATAATGCGCAAGTCCGATGTACTTGTGCGGTTGATTTCCGTTTTCGTATATTCGTGTATAGGCTCATTCATATACTGTGTAAAATCTGCGGTTTTTTCCGGTTCATCCAATGCAATAAGCGGTTCTCCTGCTTTATTCCTATCGCTTGCAAGTTCATCAATTCTTGATTGCTTAACATTTATTCCAGAGCGGGGGTATTTATCCCCCACCCTATATAAATAATCAGAGTCTTGTAAATCAATGAACTTATGAATTACTTTGTAACTCACTATTGCTCACTCCTTAAGCTGATACTGTTGCTTCAATCGTAGACTTGATAATTCCGTCTATTCTTTCAGCAAAAAGGACAATTCCGGATACAACCGTATCGGATGCTGTCATATTACTGTAATCCGGTGTTTCATGAATACCGATAAGTCCGGTCTGATCTGATGTAAAATCGAAAGCTTCTCCAAGGTCGGCACCATTTACCGGCACATAGTAAAGAACTATGTTGTCCTTTGCGGTTGCATAGATAGTTCCCTTTGGCACCTTGCTGTCGAAAATCACTGTACCTAATCCGAGGAAGTTCTCAACATAGGTCATACCAAATGCTGTCTGTAATGTTATCTGTGCCTTAGCAAGGTAATCAGCAACATCAAGCGGGTTCATAAAATAAACCGCGCTTATTGCATCATCCTCAAACTTAACTTGTAACTGTCCCCAAGCCTGCGCAAGTGCCGCCTGGAATGAGTCTCCCTTAGCTGTTCCGGTTCCGGTTGCAAGGAATGTGAAGAAGTCACCTCTGATGCCCTTTTGAACATCGAGTAACATTCTGTCGGTTGTCATCTGTACTGCCTGATCGTAGCCGCCATTGATGATTGCTTCTGCGGATGTTGCTTTTCTCCACTTCTTAAGCGTGATTTCGGCATAGGCTACTGCCTCTGTCTGGTACTTGGAGAGCGGAATTGTTTCGCCCTCGGCTACTGTGCCGTCCTCAAGTGTTCCGGTTGCCTTATAAGATTTAAGTGTATAGCCGGCCTGCTTTGGAATTTTTCTTGTTACACCAAGTGCTTCAACAAGCTTCTTGATGTTTTCGCCAAATAAATTGACAAATTCTACTTCCCTTGCTCTTACAAGGTCTGCCTTTTTGATTAAGTTCGCATCTACTGCCATAATTTACCTCCTGTTTCAGCTGAACAATCCCATGTTCATTGCAATAGCTTTTCTTCGTTCTATTCTGTCTGGAATAGCCATAATCTGCTCTTTAGTCATGCCGGAATACTCTCCACCGACATTAACTCTAGGTCGTGACTTCATCCATTCAGTCTGTGCTTCTGCGACTGCAGCTTTCTTTTCTGCTTCAATAATTGCCGCAATCGCGCTATGGTCTGCGTCCGAAACCGCGTCAATCAGCTTTTCAACAGCCTTTTCAGACACGCTCTTATATGCGTTGACCGCTTTAATATGATTAAGTTCCTTAACGGCTTCCTCATATTTTTCGTTCTGCAAGCGTTCGGCTTCTGCCTTTGCTTCCGCTTCCTGCTCCTCTGTTGTCTGCTTAAGGCGTAACTGTTTCTTGTATTGTGCTGCTTCCGAACTAGCTTTATCGGATGCGCTTTTATACTTTTCTTTTTCTGCTTTTTCACTAGCAAGCTGCGCCATAAGTTCTTCAACCGTAGGTGTTGCCGGTTTTTCAGTCGGTTTTGTGGTTGTTGGTTCTGTCGTTATCTCTGTTACTTTGGTTTCTTCTGCCATAATTTTTACCTCTACTTTCTGCGATTAACGTCTTCTCTGACTTCGTGCGATATTTATTACGCCCTTTCTCTAGGGCATATAAAAAGCTACTAAAGGTCTTGCCCTTAGTAGCCTATTTTTAATTATTTGCTGTTCTGCTCTTATCTATAAGAGGACTGTTCCCGACTTGATCAGATAAGTCTTGCATTGTCCGCCCCGCGTTAGGTTCATCCGCTGATGTTCCATTCTTAAAGCCGGCTCGTTGTATTTGTTCGACTGTATCTTTACTTGCTTCCCATACTTCGTTAGGGTCATCAAATACCGGTATCGCATTGAGTACCTTGCCACCGTCAAATCCGGTATTAACAAGTGTCGCAATGCTGTTTACCTTTGTCGAAAGTTCATAAAGCTTTTGCCTCTTGATATTTACCTCAATATCCGCAAGTGTTATCTGCCTTAACGGACTATCTTGTGGTACATACGGACTTGCTTCTATCGCTGCAAGCACTACTTCCAATTCGTCCATTTTGCAGCTTTCGGTTATCATCTGTAATTTGGTTGCCGCTGCTTCTGCATGGTCCCAACCGCTTGCATTGCTTGCCGCAACACCGGTTATGTTAGATGCGTTATCGTTTGTCAGCGGAACATTGCACTTTTCAAGGATTTTATTACGTCTGTATTGAATATTGTTAAGCATTCCGGTGTAGTCGTAATTGATTGCAAGGCTTTCAACTAACGGTGTTTTGCCGTCTGCGGTTGTATAAGTCTGCATCCATTCTCCTGATTTAGGCTTTCTGACCGTCTCGGTAACGTGTTTTACACCGTCTTTATCTTCTGTCACTTCTTGTATGGTAGGGAACTCTACATCGTTGGTGTGCCATACCGCTTGTGTATTCTGCTCGACATCGTTAGTGAAGTCCGAAATCAGAAGATTAAGGTTATCTAATTCCGATTGTTGATGTTCCCATACGCCCATACGGTCATACGAGCGGAAATATTCAACTATCGGCACTACACCAAGAGGATTTGTCTCTCCGCTCCGTTGTTTATGTCGCCAACCCTCAGGCTTTGTAAAATCTCCGTTTGCGATTTCATTGAGGTTTACTATCTCAAACCGGAAGTCCTTTGAAAAGCAAGTAAAATAATTATTACCACTTTCGCTGTCGTGCCTATATGTAACGCCTAACATTGTTCGTTTATCTGAATAATAGCTTGACTTAATAACAAACGATGTCCTGGGGTCTAATATGTCATATGTAAAGTAAGGCTTGCCCTCTTTCCAATCCATATTCACATCAACGTACACGTTGCATACCGCGTCAACCGTTACATATCGTCCTAATTCCTGCGTTTTGGACTTTATTCTCAACAATTCATACTGCTTATTCAGTTCTGATATTGCATCGGCTATAAATCGCTCTTTACCGTCTCCGTTCTGAACAAGTGTTATAGGGTTGCCCCACGCGAAACCCGTCCAAAAGTCGGATGCCTGATGCGCCACATTGTCTACGCACTCGCAATCAATGTCAGGTCTGTATGTCTTCGGGTTCTTACGAATTATCGGCTGCACTCCTGCGTCATAATCAAGAAGTCCTTGTATTTTGGTTGCATTCTGCGTATGCACCGCATAAGCCTTACGGACTACATCTAATACATTTTTATATGTGATTTCCGGAACATCCGTTGTTATTACAATTCTTCCTGCGTTCTGCATAGCCTTACTACCTCTAACAAAAAGTAACTCCCGAACTTGTTCTGCGTTCCGGGAGCGGTTTTAATAATGTCTTATTGTGTTCTATGTCATATATGACAAGTTTCTTACATTTTTTACACTTAGCAAATGGATTCATAGTAGATTTACCATCATATGTGGTAACTTTGCGCCCACACCGAGGGCAATATATTGTTTTACTTTCCATAATTTTCTCCATGAAAAAAGCACACCGCTTATAAAAGTGATGTGCTTTCTATGTTGTTGCCAAAAGAATAATTTATTTTACAGTTTTTCACGATACGATTATACAACATATTGTAGTGAACTGTCAAGCATTATACTATATTTTGTGTTTTGTTTGCTTTTTCAAATTCTTCTATTGCTCTTTTGTGTAACTTTTTACATCCTCTGTCCGTAATACCTAAAAATTGAGAAATCCGGTGTATACTATATTGCTCAATATATCTCCAATAAATCACTTTTCGATGTCTATCACAAGGTATATTCTTTATTTGCGCAATTATGTTGTTTTTTGTGTCAATATACTTATCTATCAATAAGTCCGTTTCACGTTCCTTTTCGTCGATTTTGGCGTATGCTGTGCCTATCTTGTCATAGTTCGGTGTCGTCTGAACTCGTTCTCCGGTTTGTATTGCTGATATACTACAAGCCAATTCCTTAAGCTGCGCGATTTCCACGAGCTTGTTGTTAATCATTCGATTAAGCCTGCCTACTTGATTCAGATAGTCTTTGGTCGTCATTCAATACCTCCCTATATCGGACTTGACATAATTACTGTCTTTCGTGTCCTATTGCCTTTTTGCATCCTTAACGCAAAGTTTGAAAAAACATCCGGTACATCATCTAGCTGTTTTTTTCCGCTGACTGAATACTGCTTTAAAAGTGCCATCATAACACCGTACGGTTCGGTTGGTGTGTACTGTGACGGGTCCTTAAAGATAACGTGTTGTAAAATCCAATTTGAACATTGGAAAATTCTTGCTTCCTTGTTGGTTTCTGTTGGAATATCAGTAATGTTGCATATCCAACCTTTATCTTCAACTCGCTTATTGACTTCCATTGCCACACGATCACCACCGGCATTTCGTTCAAACTCGCATTCCTGCACCTCATTGTTGACAATTACGTTTGCGGCATTCTCGTATTGCTTTTCGTAATCCGCTGTATTATCGCACACGCAATCCACACAATAGTAATCATCTCCGTATTTCTGTAATACCGGAAGCACAAAATAGTCGGTTCCTTTGCCCTTTGTATCGCATTGTCCGGTAATAATCTCCGGTTCTCCGTGCGGAAGATTAAGGTATCTGCGGATTTTATCGTCCGGAAACAATAATCCCTCACGTTCAACCGGTTCTTGCTTATATAGGCATTTATAAGAGATTTCGTCCATAAGTAACTGTTGGTCGGCAAAAAACTCTTTGGTAAATCCGCCAAACTCAAAATCAAAGTTGCTTTCTCCGGTTACCGGATCTACATCAGGCATTGCAATTATCTTCACACGCGGATTTCCAGCATACTTGTTTTGTATTCTGCCGATGACATCCTGCACCGACCACCTTGTAGCGATATGGATTTCTTTACAAGCCTTGCCGCTTGTATCTTCTATCTTTCTCTGCCTTGCATCTACGGTGTATTTGCTCCACAGCTTATCAAGAATGGTGGGATTTAATGCTTCTTCAATGCCGCCTATCATATCATCAACAAGCAAGAATTTACTTGCGCGGACTTTACCGGCGTTTTTACTGCCTACGGACGTACACTGCATTGACGGGAATGGTTTATACTTGCCTACGTTAAACTGCTCCATTTTGGCGTTTGTGGACGTTACAGACAGCCCTGGGAATATCTCGTTCCAAGTGTATTCATCGCTGTTTGTCACAATGTCGTATACACCGTCATAATACATTCGTGTAATATCGCCACTGTGCGAATAAAACAATGTAAAATCCATAGGAAACCACCCTATAACGCCCGAATTAAAGAACTTCTCGGTTGTAGTCTTGCCAAAACCCGGAATACCCGATATGCATAATATGTCATATTCGTCATCAATCATTCCTTGCAAGGCTTGTATAAGTCCCATTTTCTCAAAACATTTCTTTCGGGGCATATAGAACCGTTCACGCGGTTCCCTTTTACGTTCCAAGTATTGAAAATAGTCATCGACTTGTTGGTTTTGCGCTCTTATAAGCACCGGTCGGTAGTATTTGTCTATCAGATCGTAATAAGTCTTATTTGCGAAAGCATACTTTTCCAAATCCCATATTGTACCGCCGGTCCTTTCCATGCAGAAACGCTCTATTATGCCCTTAGAGCGGTCTGCCAACCGCAAGCCATACATTATATCGTTTTCGCCATTTACGGCTACTTTTGCGGCTTCTATGTACGCGTCAATGACCTGTTCGTCTATTCCGTTTCGCTCTATGTAGTTTTCATATCCTTTTACTGTTGAAATTAGGCTCTGACTAGCCATAAAGAAAAGCACCTCCGCTTTTGCAGAGATGCTTATAGACCTCTCTGCCTATAATTTTTCTAGGTTAGCAACTAACTCCATTTGTTAGCCGGTTAATATATTATTTATTTAATATCAATATCTGGTATTAATCTTTCAGGGTAAAACACCAATTCATAATGGTACTTATCTGTCCCAACCGGTTCTGTTTGCTCCATAACATAACACGTCCAATCGTTAAGATATATATAATCTTTGCAATATGTGTTCTCGCCTGTTTTGATAGTAACTACAAGTTCATTACTACTGTTGTTGCTAAGGCTCATATATCCCTCTGCCTGCAACATAATTGTATCTGTCCTTGCATTTGTAACTGTAATTTTTCGATAGAGATTGAACTCATCTCCATCTTTTGACAGATTGTGATTCACGACATCTGCGGTTCTACAGCCAACCATTCCAAGCGCAATGCAGATTGTCATTCCTAATGCTAAAAGTTTCTTTTTCATGATTTCTTCCTTTCCGCTGATAATCAGCAATCATTGTTCTAATTCATCAATTCTGCTTTCAAGTACATCTATGCACTCTCTCATTTTTTGTCCGGCCTTTTCCGAAAGGCATTCAGCACTAACAGTACCTATTTCCCATGACATGTCTTTCAGATACTTAATTGCTTTTTCTATTTTGTCGTCATCGCAAGGTTTTAATTCATTGCATATACACTTAGCAATATCTATAAACGGCTGTGGGTGTTCTACTCGGTCTAATGTTCCTTTAAAGGTGTAATTTTCCTTGTAGTCCATAATAATTCCGACAGCTTCATATTTTCCAAGATTAACTCCTAAAAATCGGTCTGTAACTGTGTCCCATATGGCATACAAGTTATCTACATCATCTTGTAATGCAACTATTAACATAATCTCACTCCTTTTTCTCATTATTCGCTAATGATTTTGCTTCCTCTAGAATTTTCATTGCTAATGCACTTGAAAATTCATAATTATTTTTCGGGTATCTGCCTAGAATTGATTTTGCATACTCATTGACTGCATCAACTGAAATATCAATGTCAATAGCCATATTGTGAAATTCAGATGTTTCTATCGGTTTGCCATCATCATCGCCGATATGTTTAACATTATCAATCTTTCTGAATGTTTTCTTCATTTATGCACAACACCTTTCTTGAAACTTCGGCACATTCTTCTCTCGCCTTGTCATTAACACATTCGCCGTCTATGTTGTATCGGCAGAAAGCCAGATTGCACTTTTTATAATTAGGTTCGATAGGTTCTTGCTTGTACAAACATTCATAAAGTTTTTGCCTACCCGCTTTATTATCCGCCATATATTTTCTTATTTTCTCCGCTGCTTTTTGCGCTATTTCCTGCATTGATTTTGTTTTATTCATTTATTGTCCTTAATTTCGTCCAAACATTTTGACATTTCAATTCTTGTTCCATTTTTATCTTTTGTACTAATATAAACATATTTGTCCTCATAGTTTACCGTATTTACAAGTCTAATTTCCGTTTCATCATCTTTGAAATTATAACAATCGCGCATTGCTGCAATACATTTATTCATCTCTGATATTTTCATAATCTCGCTCCTAACAGTTTATTTTGATTCTCTCTGTCAATATGACAGTTTTATCCTCATTCAGAATTGTATTTCCGTTTTCATCTGTTTTATGCCATCGCGCATTAACTTTAATCATTGGACTTTGGTTTGAATGACCGATAAAATGTAACTCCATGTCCGTGCATTTTACTTTTTTGCCATCAATAAACACTTGTGCGATTTTGCCATCAGATATTATTTTGATTTTTTCTTCCATTACTCATAAATCTCCTTGTTTCCTCAATTATTTTAGACTCCATAGTGCGAGTCATTTCACTGCGGCTTTGTGGCAGCCTACCAAACTCTTCCAAAGCATATTTTTCTACCATTTCTTTTGAAATATCTATGCCATAATTTACCATTGCTTCTTCAGATGGCGGTTGATAATCGGATAAAGGGTTGTCAATGTTCTCAAACATCTCTGGCATCTCTGAAAGTAACTCAAATAGTTCGTCGGGTGTATTGATATTTCTCGAACCGGTATGTAACACTTCCAAATTGCCTTTATATATGGCCATTGATGATTTGCCATACAAACAGCCATAATATTCGTTATCGTGTTCAACCATTATTTGATTATTGCAAACCTCGTATTTTACGCCCTTGTCGGTTATGTAACATCCGTTTTTCATTCTTCCACCGCCTTAATATCCGCCGTCAAATTCTAACAGCCATTCTTTCAACTTCACATGCGCCTTAGCAAAGCAAAGTTCCATGTCGCAATCACTTTCATCGACAATTATTACATCTTCGCCGTCATGTCTAGCTTCAGGATAATCTTCAGCACAGCCTTTTTTATAAATCAAAATATTCCAATCGCATATTTTGCTGTAAGTAATTTCAAGATGCATCGGGAAGTCTTTTGCTTTATCATCAAAGAATTTTAAGAAATCGTTCATTTTTCCACCAACTTTCAAGTCAAGCCTAGTATATTCATCACTTCATCCTCTGATATTTCTCTCGCGCCCTCTCTTGCGTGCATAAGAATTTGCCTTAAAGCTTCATTCTCTCTTTTGGTGTCGTAGGCGCCTTTACCGAATTTGCTTGAAAAGCAATAATACAGGCAATATCCGTAGCCGGCTCCAAGATAATTTCCATAAATATTTTTGCCAACAATTCTTATATTGTCTATTTCTAAGATGTTTTTATCGCGATGATAAGTGTAAACACTACATTTGCCTTTTACTCTTTTTGCTATGTAATCAAGAAAATCTCTTATGTTTTTCTGTTCCTTGGAAATATACAAAATAGTTGTTTCCGTCATTCTTCCATCAACTTTCTACCGCAGATAGGGCAATTTTATTTTTTTCGCTTTGCCGTTAGTTGTCTCATTGTCTGTACAAATTTTTCTTTATTCTCTATCAAAAGTTCTCTACCGCAGATAGGGCAATAATTGATTTTTATATATCCTCTTGCATATTCCCAACTTGAATTATCAAAATACAGTCGGTTTTCTTTATCTTCGTCAATCACTAATATTATTCCGTTGACTTCGTTAAGTTCATAATCTTTTGAGCAAAAAATACTTTTTGTTCTTTCTGTATGTTTTTTCCCTTTTTCATACCCATCTACAATTTTAAAGTTTGTTTCTTCGCAAAATTCACACATATTACACTCCATATTTCTTGAAATAGTCCGCTATATTTTTAGGTATCTCAACACCTCGTTCTTTTGCTTTTTTACATTTTCTATTTCACATCTGTAGGCATATTAGCAAGCCGAAGCCATTGGTTTATATCAATTTGCATATGCTCTAATTTATTATTAAGACCCGTAGAGTCATAAGCCCTTTTAACACATTTATCTCGCGGATAAATAATATGTGGTTTTATATCTTCGCAGGTTGTGCAGTCTATCCCAGAACTATATTTTGCACATTTTTCTTTGTATTCGCATATATCGCATTCAGTATCTTTCTCTTTATATTTCCGGGGTTTGCATTGCTTGAAATCCTTGCACTCACAATCAAGTGATGTATCATTTCCTTTTTGGCAACTGTAAACTGAATATTCTTCTCCTATTTCTTCGTCAAAAATAAAATCTTCATCACAATATTTGCAAATTGAGCAATCTTTCATATCGCCACCTCAAATCTTTGTAAATATATCCAAATCATAGTTATCTCGGATATAATCAACAACATCAGACAGCTTTTCTTTCACATACTCGTCATTCACAATATCAGGATAACAATAAAATGTGCAGCTGTCCTTTTTGCCCTCTGCTTTATATTTCCGGTAATCAAATGTCATTGTAAAAAGCGGTATTCGCGTTAAATTCTTTGTTTTGTGCCGGATATACCAATTTGCTAATCTTTTGAGCATATAACCACCTCCTTTAGCGCAGTGGGTGTTCTCCCAACTGAACTACTATCCGTTGTACAGTTTCTTGTGTGACCAACTCCAACTCTTTTCATATTCGAGTTAAAACTAGCCACACAAGCATTTTAATTATTCAGCAGGGACTACTGTAACGCCTGCTTATTCGGGAGCTACCCGACCGCTTGATGTGGTGAGGATTTGAACCACACATGAGATTCCGTCAGTTAGTCTGCACCTACGAATAGGGATAAATGGATTTTTATTTTCTAACGGATTTATTGGTGTAATTGCTTACAGCTATTTACCAGACTTGTTCTAGCAATCCTTGTCGCACACCGTTCTCTTAACCATCAATTAGCGTTTACCCATTCCGCCACACATCAATTCACACATAGATGGTTTTGGGATAATACAGATAACCAACAACTATATTCCCATTTCGTTTATATGTGAAAGCGCAGATGGTAGGACTCGAACCTACACAACATTTTATGTTGGATAGCTTAGCAAGCTACTGTGATACCATTACACCACATCTGCATATTTTGGAACGGCAAGTCCCTACTACTACAATACCTATCTTGCCGTGCCAAAAACTAAAACATAATTAAGATTTCTCTTTATTCACCATACATACAGCCATATTCTGCCACTGTGACGACAAGTCCGAGCCTTTGGGAGCGACCCTAAGGCTTCTTGCCGCTTTCAAGCACACGCGGGATTGATACCCGCAAATTTCACGGTTCTTTCGGAATGTTGTTGTGCTCAACAATTGTTAGAATGAAATCGTGCCGTACCGCTACTTTAACGAGTTACTTGTGTTATATCCGGATTTCTCCGGCTTCAAGGCACACTGCTTAGTTTGAGATTTTCCGTGATTTGTCCGTGGTCTCTCATTCCGCGAACTTCAACGGATTATTCCTACACCGTAGGCGTCTATTATTCACAGCCACAAGTCCTCTGCCCTTGGCTTCTCTATGATGATACACCACGCAAGCATTGTTGACGGTTTCCGTCTCCCTGCCGTACCTCACAGTACAGCAAAAGATATTAGCATACCCGGTATCCCGATTATGCCTATCTCGTTTTCTCGCGTGTCTCGGCAAGGCTGAAAAACCTATCTGCACCGAGATAATCATGTTTTAAGCAAAACGGCCGGAGTCGGACCGACATCAAGGTCAGAAAGGATGAAAAAACCTTTGCTTTGCCAATTAAGCTACGTTTTGCGCCGGTATGCAAACAACCGTACGTCTGCACACCACATACTTTTAAGAGGAGTTATAATATGTCATCCGCCTATCACGGAACGTGGGAAACAAATAAAACCACGGGTTGATTTCCACAATGCCGTTTGTGCGCAGTGGGATAAGCACACAAGCAGACATCTTAATGTTCTGTCCGAACAAACCCCGCCGAACCGTCTCTCACGGTTCTTTACAGAATAGTCCTAGCGGAGAAAGGGGGTTCATGATAAATATGGAATACAGATATATCATGTGGGGAAGAGCCATTCAGCCGTCCATCTGAACCTCTTCCCGAATGGGAGCAATGGGAATCGAACCCATATCCCGGCAGTCAAAGTGCCGTGTCTTGCCATTAAACGATGCCCCTTTATGCCTAACGTATATTCGTAAGTTCTTTAGCCGCCGCAAGCATAATCTTTTTATATTTCCTGCGGCTGACATTAGCCTTAACAACCTTATCAAGAATGTTACAGGCCCTAACATCATCCGCGTGTTGTTCTGCCAGGTAATCAAATATCTGCAATACTTCACGTTTACTTGCCGGCAAGGTGGTGTCTTTATCAAGAATATCCTTAACACGGTCTCTATAAGATTTCTGCGTTTCTGCCAAACTGTTATAAAACATTGATTTACTCCTTTTTGTTTTTTGGAATATTTTGGAATGGGACTACCGGAAAGCCTTTTTATTTTTGCGGTAGTATGAGGGACTTAGTAGAGCCTTTTGGCGGATCTATCTAAACCCCCACCCCCTAGCGGCTAAATTGTGTGCCATTCTCAAACAATTAATACAATTCAACGCCTTTATGATTAAGTATGTCGCAAAATATTTATTTTGTGTCGTTATTAAGGTTTATCGTGTTCGGAAAGCCTTATTTTAAAGGGTTTTTTAAAGGTCTGAATTGTGTCTAAATTGTGTATGGTTTACAACTGCCTATTGTGTCTCATTGTCGGACAATTCCAGGCGTCCGGAGGCGGTCAACTGTGGCAGCTGTGCAGCGGTCAGGCTGTCGCGTCGTGGTCCTTCCTTGATTGCCGGCGCGGTCTCGGTGTAGCCGTAGTTCGCCTTCAAAGCAAAAATGCAACCGATACGGTTTACTTCCTGCGCTCCACGAATCAAGTTATTCTCACATTCTCCAAGCCACCTTTTAACCGCGTTTGCGTGAGAAGTACTTAGTTTCTGCTCTATCTCAGCCTCTGGATAATTTAATCTATAACTTTCTATATCTTTTATTATATTATTATTACTATCATAATATATATAATTTCTTCTTACTTCATTTTTCCATTTATCAATAGTATCTTTATTTAAACCTATTAATAAACTAAACTCTATAACTGTTGGGTATTTATTATACTTGTAACATAATCCGGTATACATATCCCATATATTATTTAATAAATCAATGTCGTCATAGTTTGGTTTATTATATTTAAACCATTTAACATTGATATATTTTATCATACCACTAAACAATGTGGTATTGTCTGTTATAGCTGCCGGGTCCGGAAGGTTATCAACGTATTCATCCGCAAGGCGGCACATATTACTTGCGTAATATTCTGTCCCGTTCTCGGCTTTCTCTGTGTTCCTGCTCGGAATGTAAGTTGTTTTTTTCGGCATCTGTTGGGCCTCCTTCCTGGAAATTAAAAAAACAAACGAAAATAAAATACATCTGGCGACTTATTCCGCTCTGTGTATTCATCAATCGTTTGTTTGTCGTGTGCCGGAATCGCTCCGGCGATCATATGTGTTAAGATATATATATTATTCTTGTTAGCGACTATAACTATATCACATAGATTTTATTTTATCAAGTAAATATAAAAAATTAATGTCGGGAATATTTTTTGATTTTCACTTGACAAAAAAGGGAAAAGGGTTTATTTACGCGCACGCGCGCCCGCTCTCTCATATATAATACGACTGTAAAGGAGTATTATATATATTTTAATATCTAATCTAAATCTAAATCTAAGTCTTATCTCAGGTTACAATTTGTTACAGTTCTGTAACATTTTGTATACAACTTGTATACAGATTGTAAACAGAATGTAAACAGAACCGCGCAACCCCTTATTTTACGGCATTTTTGAGCAATAAAAAAGAGCGCCCGGAGGCGCTCAATCTTATTTATTTATCCGTTTTTTTACACATAAGGCACACGCTCGGCGTGTCCGGTGTTACGTCCGTTTTCATACAATCAACGGCATAATGTCCGGGGAACGCGTGCATACAAGAATTGCATTCTCTGTCACCCATGTAGCATTCTTCGCGGGTTACTTCTGTAACCCGTTTATATTTTATCATATCCTCTTTGTTCATTTATTCCGCCTCCTCTCCGGTCTTAACAAAAGCCACTAATCCGCTATAATAATATATAGCATATCTTCCGGAAATTGTGGTTGCTGCCACATCGCCGCAGTCATAGTCGTATATTATAATATTCGTACCCTTAACGGTTGTAAAGTAGGACATCATGCAATCGTTAAAATCTTTCGGATTGTCAAATATACTAATCCTTGTGATGCCGTCGCCGTATCCATTCGGAACAAGAATAGACATATTAGCAACGCCAATTTTAACACTTCCGGCATCCGATGATGTCTTAATTACATTATCGCCGAACATTTCGCGGACTTTGTACCAGTGGCTATCCGGGCGCAATTTCTTACTAACCTCGGCGTATGCCTGAGTTGTTGCCAAATCAGGGTCTCCAAGGATTTTATTGATAAAGTCCTCTGTATCGACAGCATCGCGTAAATGCTGCATTATTTCATCGTAACCCTTTACCCAATTGTTGAAGATGCACGCTTTAACAAATGCTGCCTCCGACTGTGCAATATTGAATTTCAATTCCTTTTTTAGCATAACTTTTTACCCTTGCGTTACTATGTAACGCCCTTTCTTTATTTGATATATTCATTATATCTGATATTAGATATAATGTCAATACCTTATTTTTAAATTTTTTAAAAAAATTTGATCTTCTCCTCGTCGGTCGGTTCAGATATAAGAACGTCGCCCGGCTGACATCTTAGCAGCAGACATATCTTATTGAGCGCATCCATCGAGATGGTCGCACCGTGCCGGATATTTGCAAGTGTCGCACCACTCAATATCTTATCCGCCATAAGCCGCGGCTGTGAATATCCGCGCGCCTTGAGTTCAGCAAGGACATCAATTTTATATTTTATCATTATAAGTACATCTCCTTTCTGGAGCTGTTCCGCTCCGATTAAAAATTCTATATCTACTATATAATATAGATAGTTTTTTGTCAAGAAAAAATATCTGAAAAAAGATATAAATACCTATTGACAATATCTGATATTAGATATATAATCAAGCTATCAATTAAGAAAGGGTAGCCGAAAAGCTGCAAAGGTAAAATAAAATGAAATTACAGTTAAAAAAAATGGGATGCGAAATTAAGGAAGGCTGCGGAAATGGTACTGATTTAATCAATTACAGACTCCGGGCGGAGTTTACAGACATCCGCGGAATTAAGGTTTGCTGCGATTTCGGCGGCTGGCAGAGAAGGGACGCAAGAAAAAAAGGCTGTCCGGTTGTTCAAAAAAACGCGCTGCACGTTGACGGCTGTTACCGTGATCCGGACGGGACCGGCAGAGATTATGGATATAAACTTAGGGAAAACGGATTTGATTTTAAAAAATACGATTTCACAAAAGCCGGTATATTGGCGTTTGTCAACGCGCTAACCAACAAAAAATATGATGAAATCGAATATATTTAAGCCGAAACGCTCCGACGATGGCAGACCAGAAATAGGAAAATTGAAAATATGGAGGAAACGAAAATGAACGAAAAAGAACGAAAACAGCTTGAAATGGCTTTAAAAAAATTAGAAAAATGCGGCGGAGACTGCAAGCACTGCGAGAAATGCCATGTGTATACGGCATCTGGTGAAAAGGCTTTGTATATGGCTGTCGGTTGTGATCTCCTGCCGTTGTCCATGTTTGGGCCTATTGCAAATCATCCAAGCGAACTACACCGAGAAGCGAAAGAAACGGCAATTTTTGAGTTATCATAGCCGTCGCAGAGGGTGAAAGAAAACGGCGAAGAGTCGAAAAGTTCGCATAATTAAGGCAAGCCGGGCGGCTATTGTCCGGGGTTCAACTCCCCGGATTGCTTTTAACCCCATTAAGGGTTACAATAAAATAAAAAAAGGAGGTCAACAAGATGGGAAAAGTTGATATTGAAGAATTAAAGAAATTGAATTATGAGGAGGGGGCGGAACTCTTGGCACTGGTTGGATATGTCGAAAGCGACGAAACCACAGCGGACGCATCCGGCATATCTGAGTTTGTCCGTGATAATTATTGGAAATTGTTTGACGAGGACGGCGAAGCGGTCGATACCGTTTCATGGGTGGAATATTTTAATATTTTGAAACACAACGCCGGCGACCTTGACGATGAGGAGATTATCCGCGCCGGTTGGGAACGTATGGAGTATGTAGAGTAGCCGCCGCAGAGGATGCGCACCGGCTCATTGCCGGCGGCGGTTTTGTAGGGTAATTTTGCCCTAAATTTTAAAAAAAGGAGGTCAAAAATGGGATATCATGACATGACAGGGCAAAGCCTTATTTTGCCCAAAAAAGAAAAATATACAATCAAGGACGTTAGAAAGCTTATCAAAGCCGGGTACAAGCCTATGGTTGCGCGTTTTATTGTCTATTGTAGTGCCTTGTACCATTTCAAAGGAGAGCCGGGACACGTCGACAGCTTAACCGAATTAAGCGATAACGAGGTTAAAGAACAGTTATTATAAGAGGGCATCCGCGCCCTCTTTTTTCGTGCCGGTCTCCCCCGGCGGAAATTAAATATTGACGGATAGCACAGGCAGTTTTATAATTGATTTAATTGTACCGTTTTGCGCTTTTGCACCGGTTAGTCTAGCGGCTAATTGTGCCATTTTCGCGGACAATTTACCGGGTCAAACTCTGCCATTGCGCACCGGATCAGATGAACAGCGGCAGCATTCCGACGGCGTGCGCCCTGCTCCTGCCGAGTAGTAGGACCCGTGTACCCGAAATTTGAAATCGTTCAGAACTTCTGAAAAAAATTTTCGGAAATTTCGCACAAAAATGGAAAAATGTTGAAAACGGTTTTCACGGTTTCATATATAAAGGTAGGGGGGTATCAAAAAAGTTGACCCAAAAATTTTTTCAAAAATTTTTAAATTTTACGGAGGATATATATGCCATTAATAAATCATCAAGGGGAGAGAATTTCATATGAATGTGAAGATTTAATCAAGGAATTAGAGGATGATATTGCTGAATTTGGCGGCGATATGATAGTAGATGTCGTCACTATGAGGGCAAAAGGTGTAACGCTCTACATTGATTATAACTTTGTCGAAGAGGGAAAACCGCCATTTGAATTAAGGGAATATGAAAGCCACAAATTAATGAAAGCATCTATGCTGTTGGCTTTGTTAAAAATGGAAAATTCTATATGTTAAAAGGGATATGACTTTTGCCATATCCCTTATTTTTTACTCTATAAATACTATCGGTGCATCGCCGTCAAATAATTTGCTGTCTATCTTCTGCCCTTTGTCCGCCCAAAAGCATCGCACCTTTTCAAAACGTCTATGCTTTCTTACAATAGTATACCGGTTATTCAATAAATAAACAGTGCCGAGACAGTTGCGGCCGAATTTGTTTACCGGTATATATGCCGGTTCTGATAATTCTCCAGTTCGCGGTTCGTCATACTCCGTTAAGTCGATTATCTCAACACTTTGTATGTCACATAAATCGCCGTATTCACCCAATGACGGATAAATCGGTGGATTAATTAATGCTTTGTATATTGCATTCAAATCCTCATCATCAGCCTTGATGTAAATTGTCAGATTAAGGTCAGTAAGCATTGCATGATTTTTTATAGCTCCTACCCAACCGGTATGCGAGCCATTTTCGCCATCCGTAATTACATCCCATCGCTTTTTTGCGTCCGCATTTACCGTTTTAAAATTATAACCGCCTTGCCATTCACGTCTGACCTCGGTATTCATAATTCCCTTGCCGGAAATAAAGAAGTCCAAAGGATGATAGGATGTCCACTGGCATAAATTGTGTATCAGGCCACATACTGTACTGAATGGCGGTAATGGATAGCAATCTGCACCGCACGGTGCCATATGGTCTCTAAAATGTGCCATTTGTTGGAATGTCTTTAATTTTACCACTTTCATATATATTCGTACCTCCGAAAAGTAATAAAAGCCATAGATAGCCTATGACTTTTCCATAATGTGTCTATTTATTATATGATTTAAGTAAATCTTTACATTCCAAAATGGATACTATTAATATTTGCTATTATAATACAGTGCAGTTTGCTATTTGTCAACACTATTTTTTATCCGCCGTAGATATGATGAGTGCCTTTGCTCCGTATTCAGATTTCCCGATTTCTTCACGAATTTTGTTTTCAGTGATTTCCGGATTAGTTTTCTGCACTCTTTCATAAAGTGCCTTAAGGTCAATCATAATGCCCTCCTTAGTACATCTCTTACAATTTTGTCAGCCATATATACAATCTTCCTGCCATACAGTGACATAAAGTCGGCGACTATTTCCTCGGTCTTGATGTCGAGAAAATATCCGTATTCAAAAGCATATGCGTGTGTGAGTTCGTGGCACAAAACTTTATCAAACATACAGTCAGGCAATCCTTGCTTAATGTATATTGTTTTCACATTGTTGTCCGTCACGCCCAAAGTGTATACACCGTCACTGCGGATTAATAATTTATTATGCCCGTCTACGGCTTGTATTCGCCATAATGAGCCGTTTATCTCAATTACCATATATTTCCTCCAACATCATACAAACCGCCGTGATAACGTCAATATGCGCGTTACCACGGCATTGTAGTTACATCTTTGTGACTAATGTTGACAGTTTAGATTTTGCCAAAGCTTTCTCTTCTGCTGTCATACCGTCAATCATATCTGTAATGTCTCCGGCAAGTTCCTTGATATACTCATCAAGTGCTTTCATCTTGTGCTCTTTATCTTCCTTTGTGTTCTCACGGTGCATATCCCTCGTTTCGGTGTAATGTCTCTTTGCCGTGTCGTATCGGCTTTCGGTTCTTCCGCTATCCATTGTTGCCGGCTCTGTAAAGTACATTCTGCCATAGGATTTATCCATATCGCGGTACATCTCCGGTGTCATATGCCAATAAGGCGGTTCTTCATAACCGTGTCTGCCGACATATGTTCCCTTGCCCTTTGGCGCAAATCTTCCGGTTGTTTTATAGCGGTAATCGTCATAGAAACGTCTGCCACCATCTTCTTCCATTTCCTCTGTCAGAATACGGTAATACATAGCTTCAGCAAGGTCTTTGAGCATATCTGTAACTTTACCCATTTCGTCCGCGTCAATGTGCTCTGTTCCCTTGTCAAGTTCAGCTTTAGCACACTCTGAAAGTTTTTCTATCATATCGTGCATTCTTGATACGTCCATACTGCTACCTCCTAACCTACGCAATTAACCGTGATGTTGGCATTTGCCACACTGATCGCCTGCGTTGAAGTGTTTTTAACCGATATTTGTTCACAACATCCACAAGGGAGCCATACATCTGTTGCCATAGCGACATTGTTAAACTCTGCTACTGCCGCCGGAGTAGAAATCGCAAGTGTTGATAAGTCCGGTTCTCCGTTTATCGCAATCGCAAGAGAGATTGCTCCGACCGTTCCGCCGGTAGGCACCGCGATATTACCGGAAAACTCTACTCTGTACTTTGCGCGACAGCTGTTAGTCGCACCTTTAACCTGTATCTGACCGCTACCGGCTCTATGCATAATACAACCTTTGTTGCAGCTAGATGTTGTGTCTGTGAATAACACATTGCTGTTTGCCGCTACAGTCTGTGCGGCAACTGTTGAAAATTCTGCCATTTTTCTTTCCTCTCTTTCATAAAATAAAAAAACCACCAACTGAATATTAGTTGATGGTTTAAAAATCCATTATTTACTTTTTGTAGTCTGTCGCACACATTCCTATGCATTGCGGAGTTCCGTATTTTTCAATATAATCTTCATCTCCGTATCGTTTAACACAAACATACATTGTATCGTGCCAATTTGTTCTCGCATCTTCTATTTTTGAAGTATGGTCAATTACAATGTCTGATATTTCAAATGGTGCATTTGCCGCTCCTATCTCTTGGCAAAAGTCTTTGTGAATTTGGTATATGTATTTTTTCATATCATCAAAGTTTTCAAATTCCCTTGCTGTTTTTAGGGATTCAGCTAATCCACCTCTATGTTGTCTGAAAATAACCATTCTGGCACTCCTTTCTTTTTCGTAAATTATACCACGAATTTAAAAATCCATCAACTTAATATTCTGTTTTCAATGTGCAAAAGGGCAAACTATGCAGTCCGCCCTTTATCTTCCCGACATTTGTGTCGGTAACATCAAGTAATACTGCTTAGCAGACATAATCGAGTTAAACTCAATTAAGATACTCAATTATTCATTTTTGCGTAGCTGTTACTTTTAGCAGCCACATCCGGTATTGCATCCACATCCGTAAGCATAAGCGTTAGGATTAGGAACAACATATGCCGGAATAGCCTGAGGATTAACTGCGTTGATAATCTGACTTGCCTGTGCGTTCATAGCCGTAGTCAGAAGTGCATTCTGTCTATCCTGTGATGCGGCAAGCCTTAAGCTGTTGTTTTCTGCCTGCAATGTGGCTATCTTGTCCTGGCATAAGTAGTCAAGGATTGCCCTTGTGCCTGCGTTCTGCGTGTCGATAATATCCCTTGTGTTGCTGTTCATTGTGTTCTGCAATGCGCAAGTGTTGGTTGCCATATTGTAGTTGACATTCTGAATGGCCTCACGGGTTTCACAGCAGCAATTTGCAAGCTGTGACTGTAAAGCATTGGTATTCTGCATATTAGCGACCGTATCGGCGTTAATAGCCTGCTGAATACCGTATCCGGTCTGCATAATGTTTGTGTTTATGCCGTTAAAACCGGTCAGCATACTGTTGTTTGCAGCATAAAAGCCGTCACATAAGCCGTTAGTTATGCCGTCAAGTTTGCTGATAACCGCGGAATTGTCAAAACCGCGCTGAATTTCTGCTCCTAATCCGTTGCCGCCATTGCCACCGAAACCGCCGAAGCCATTGCCCCAACCGCCAAAGATAGCAAATATTACGACTATGAACCAGAGCCATCCGCCGTCAGTCCATCCGCCGTTGCCGTTGTTACCGTCAATATTGGCGACCAAAGGTACGGATGCACAATTTGAATTAAACATAATTTTTACCTCCGAAAAAATTTATATACTTAACCTTGCAAGAATTAGTATCAAAATGATGTCACTGATTGCCAAATTTACCCTTTACCTGATTAAATACCTCGTCCGCGTTCAGGCCTTTTTCTTTGCATAAGTTCCGCGCCATTTGTTCTACGCCTTTCATATTTCCGCTTTGTACCATCCCTAAAGCATTCTTCATGATAGGATTACTCATCATCTGATTATTCCCCATCATCTGCTGTATGAACTGTTTCGGGCCAGCTTTCATCATCTGAAAAATGTTAATTGGGTTCATTCTTCCTCACCGCCTTTGCTTTGAGTTCTTGAATTTTTCCTTTGAGCTGCTAAAGATTTATCAAACCTATCTTCTAATTGCCCGATTTTCTCCGAGAGTTCATTAAACTTATTCAGAAATAGGTCTGTGCTTTCGTCTGATAGGGTAAATTTAAGTTTTTCCGTGTTTGCCGTAGAATTTACCGTGTCAATACTTTTTGTGTCTATATGGGGCGTATACACGATTGTCTTAATCGTTCCGTCTGCATTCCATCCTTTGACGTAAATTTCCGATAAATCCTGCTTTGGGAAAAATGCCATTGAACCGTCCATAGGCACCTCATTGGCATTAATGTTGTCAAGGCTCTGTACAACCCTGCCGTTAATACCTATTGTCTGCGGTGCTACCGACATCTGCGCCGGCACCATCTGTTCCGGCTGTGCCTGATACCTTTGCATATTCGACATAGATGCGTATTGATATGGGTTATACTGCGGTACATAGCTGTTAATCTGCTGCTGATAAGGATTGTTTATCATCTTCTGCCTCCTCACTTAAAACCTCTTCTATCGCGTGAATTACGGATGACTGTGTTTGCAAGTCCAACCGTTGCAATTCTTTCCGTGCGAAAATCTTCTCTAAAATTTCATCTGAAAACATAGATTGCCGTCCTCCTTATGCTTAAATTTTGGCATAAAAAAAGCCGCTTAACGCGACACATAAGCGACACAAAAGCGACATCAAGTTCAGATATTCAATTTTCGAGTGTTAAAAAATGCGATAAATACGGCGTTTGCACTAACTATATGCTATTGGCACAGCATA